GATAAGGGCGCTCATGTTTTTGAGGACTTGCACAAGTTGCACATGGCTTCCAAATACAACCGTCACTTCCCCCTGTAAATCAAAACATTGAGAAGCGATATGGAACATACACTTGAATCGGGGGTTCAATTCCCTCCCCAGCCACTCCCTCATAATCAGCAACTTACAACGACAGATGCACAAGGGTTGCACAAAGAGGGCAGCAAATGCGTCCTCCGCGACTACCAGATCCCAGCGGAAAAAGCTCTCCGCGACACCGTCCGAGGCATCCTAAAAAGCCCTGCGGGATCCGGAAAAACGATCATCGGCGCGGCAGCCCTCGACGGGTGGGCATGGATGAACATGATCCCGGCGGGCCGGAAGATGCGGATTGCATGGGTGGCGATGTCTCTCGAACAGATTGACCAAGGGAAGGCAGCCGTTGCCCTCATCCCGCGCATAGCCCGGTCCTGCCAAGTGGACTTCTTCTGCTATGCCGGGTGCCCCAGCCTTGCCGGGTATGACCTCGCGATCCTTGACGAGTGCCACCACATCGCCGCGCCGGAATATTGCAAGGTTCTCGCTTTCCATGAGGGCTGCCGATGGGGCCTCTCCGCCACCCCGGAGCGCGCGGACGACCTTGCCGCTGATGTCTTCAAACTCATCGGCCCGATTGTTCACACGGTGCCGCGCGACATCCTTGTTGCCGCCGGGCAGATTGCCGAGGCGCGGGTCATCATCGAATGCCCGAACCGGAAGGGGGAAATCGAGAAGGAGGTTGCCGGGATTGCTCAGCCGGAATTCGACAAGCGCAAGAAACGCTGGCCCTACCTATTCAAAAATCCCCGGTCCTCACAGGAACAGATGAGCCGGATTATTTGGCAGGCCTGCCTTGATGTTGGGATCCAAGGGAACCCGGCCCGGAATGATCGCGTTGTCGCGCGGGCGAAGCAGCACGCCGGGGACTCGACGTTGATCCTCGTTGGGAAGATTGAACACGGGGACGAGCTTGCCGCCCGGATACCCGGCTCAATGATGGTTTTCTCAAAGATGGGAGCAAAACGCCGACGGGCAGCGATTCAATCCTTTGCAGCGGGAGAATTGAAGTGCATGTTGGCAACCTCCCTCGCAGATGAAGGGCTCGATGTCCCAAGAGCTTCCATACTTATCCAAGTTTCCGGCGGGAGGTCCGCCGCCAAGGCGGAGCAACGCACCGGGCGAGTCCTCAGGGCTTTCCATGATGCCGTTCACGGGACCAGCAAGACGCACGGGACCATCTACGACTTTGACGATCAGCAACACTATTTTTTGGCGGCACAATCGCGGCGGCGAATCGCCGTCTATACGTCACTAGGCTACAAGGTTACAAATTTATGAGCATCGAAATCACCATCAAAGAGGAGGGGGAATCCCTTGTTCTTCACACTCCGTTCGGCCCTGCCGGTCCACGCCTCCGCAGGGCAGTTGAATTGCCGGTCAAGGCATTCCGCTTCCCTAACACAGAGGAGGGCAGGATCCAAGCCGACCGGGCGCAAGGGCACCTTCAAGACTACTGCGACAAATACATTGTCCTACGGAAATGAACGGACTCCGCGCACTCATGGCAGCAGAAGCGGAAGCGCAGGAACGGGGATCCGAACAGTCTCCCACAGTTGAGGATTACAGCATAGACACCCCGAACCCGGCACCGAAGCTGGTTCGCTTTCCAAAGAAGGTCGAACCATTGGCGGAATGCTCGCATTCAGACGACGCGGAAAAGGGGGTCCTCTCATCGGTCATGCAATCCTCCATCCGAGGCGACGAATCCGGACGCAAGGCGATGTTCATTGCCGAGCAGTCAGTTGGGACCGGGCACTTCGTTAACCCTGCAAACCGGGAGATTTGGGCATCGCTAAAAACCCTGCATGAGAATAACGACCCGCTGAACTTTATCGCCGTCACGAACGAAATGGCGGCGGCGGGCACGCTGGAAGCAAACGGGGGCGCTTTCTATGTGACCGACGTTTCCGGGTTTGTCCCGACCGGCGCGAACATTGATTACTACCTTGGGATTCTCAAGGAGAAGCATGCCGCCCGGCAGGTTGCCAATCTCGCGGACATGCTCAAAGAAGAGGCCCGCCTTGGAACGAATATCGCCGGGGCGCTCGATGACGCGCAGGCGATCATCCAGACGATCCGGACCGCAAAGCGCATCGGGGAACTCCCGGACCCGGATGATATGTCCATGCTCATCGGGGAGAACATGCCCCCGACTCCTCCGGAACTCATCCGGGGGATGCTGCACCAAGGCAGCAAGATCATTCTAGGCGGCACCTCGAAGGGAATGAAAACATGGTCCTTGATGGACATGGGGATTTCCGTTGCCACTGGGAAAGATTGGTGGGGCTGCCCGACGATCAAAGGGAAGGTGATCTACATTAACTTTGAAATTCAACGCTCATTCTTTGCCCGCAGATATGAGACGATTTGCAAGGCCAAGGGCTCTTTCCCAGACGCGGGCATGTTCCGTTGCTGGACCCTCCGGGGGCTTGTGACAGGGATTGAGGAAATGACCGAGCAGATCATCAAGACGTTGCAGCAGGAACAATATGCCCTCGCCATCTTCGATCCGATCTATAAGGCGCTGGGGTCGCGCGATGAGAACAAGGCCGGGGACGTGGCTTCCATGCTCAATGAACTGGAAGCCATCGCAGTCCGGACCGGCGCGGCAATCGGTTTCGGTGCCCACTATTCCAAGGGGAACCAAGCCGGGAAGGAATCCATTGACCGTATTGGCGGGTCCGGGGTTTTCGCGCGGGATCCCGATGCGATTATCACGATGACCCAGCACGAGGATGACGAGGCTTTCATTATCAATTCCACGCTTCGCAACTTCCCGCCGCAGCCCGCCTTTGTCGTCAAGTGGGATTACCCTCTCTTCACTCGGGATGCCGGGCTCGCGCCGGAAGCGATCAAGAAACCGATCAACCTCCGGGCAAACACGTCCGGGCAGTTCCAGAAGGATTCCGCATACACGATTGACCGGATCCTTGACACCCTCCGGGATTGCGACAACGGAAAGAAGGCATCGGGCCGGGGCGCAACCGAACTCATGAACCTGATGAAATCAGAAACCGGCATGTCAGCCGCAACCTTTTGGCGCTTGTGGAATGCCGCCAAGGATTCCAACCCTTGTCTCATAAAACAGGGGAACCGCTGGTTTCACGTCGCCTCAATCACAAATCAATGAACGAACCAAAACCACTCACCGACCGGGAAAAAGCCCGGATGGAAGACCTCGCAAGCCGGGCAGCCGCTCAGGCAAAAGAACAGCAAGAAAGCGTCTGACGTTCGCGCACGTCAGGCGTATAAGGGGATGCAATGAAAAAGACACCACCAGCAAACTAATGAGCCCGACAACCTACTACATCAGCACGGGGGCCAAGAGCGGGTTCTACACCCTCCGGTTCCGCTTCATGGAAGCCTACCAAATCTGCGAGGGCGAGTCAATGAGCGGAGGACAGCGCCTCACCATCAGAACCCACCTACACCAATGACACACACTTGCACCAAATGCGGGCACACCGAGGAAATCCCATCCCAGCAGGGCCGTGCCTCGAAAGCCCGATGGAAAAAATTCACCAAGCGCCAACGGTCCGAAGAAATGAAGCGTGTCCGGGCTGCCGGGCTCGCCAAGAAGGAGGCCAAATGACACCAAACCAACAAAACATCGCCGCTTCTAGCGGTTCCTCTCCATCGCTTTGTTCGGCTGATTTCCCGCTCATGGTCAAAGGCGACTTCGTATATGACGCAGGAGGGATGCGGCTGCTGGTATGCTCGCCCGCTCGGGACTGCTCGCAGATATTCCGCGAGCGCGAGGTTGACGCTGACCCGCACTTCATCTGTCCCGAATGCGGCAGACTCGGGCAGCGGATGGCTGAACTACGTCCCGACCAAGAAAGATACTTTACCCCGGATGGCATTTTTATTCTGCCGAACGCAGAGTCCAGCCACGGCGGGGAGGAGCATGAATCATGAGTGAGACGTTGCCCGCCGTTGGCTGAGACGCCTTGTTGGGCTTTTTTGCCTCTCGAAAAAAAGTTGAAAATAATTATTGACGATTACCGCGTGGCGCGGTAATGTAATCACGAAATGAAAACACAATACACCACCGAAGAAATCGCACTCGAAGCCAAACTCAGCGAAGCAGCAAATGAGGAAGGCACCATCCAAGCCGGAGACATGCTGCGCCTCGCGCCGCATCACCGCCCGGAGCTGCACACGACGATGAGCGCTAGTGCGGCATTCACGGCGATCACGGGAAAAGACTACGACGCCGATTTCTTCTGCGACTAATGACCTCCGCTGAGTACAAATTAGCCCGGCAAGAGCGCGGCACCCAACAGGGTGTCGCGCTTGCGCTTGGGGTGGACTACCACACCATCCAGCGACGGGAGAGCGGAGAAATCAAAATCACGCGAGAGGCCGAAATCGCGCTGCTCTCGCTCCGCAAGAAGCGCGTGCCACGTAAGCCCAACGCAGAGTCCAGCCACGGCGGGGAGGTCCGAGTGAGCGTCTCCCCGCCATTCGGTCCACTGGTCTGTTCGCTATTTTTCGATTGTGACGAAATTGTCACAAAAAAAGCGCCATTGACAGTTGACAACGCAAGCACGCTTGCGTATAGTGACAGCGATGAAAACACCATCCACACTACCAACGCCCGAACAACTCCGCTCTCAAATCCGCCTGACTGGCAGCATGTCCAGGCGGATCGGGACAACGATCCTCGGGAATCTCAAAACAGACTCACCGGAAGAATACGCCGCGATGGAACGCGAAGCAGGGCTGCCGCCTGGGCGCGAAACCACGGAACGGTTCTGGGAATACTGCCGCAGAAACTGGGAGAACACCGCGATGGAATCCACCGCTCAGTTCGTGGATTTCGCGGCCAAAACCAGAAAGGCCAGCGCGAAGTGAAATGCCCGAAATGCGGCCACGAATGGAAGCTCCCTGCGCAATCTGCCGGGGGCTCTAAGGGTGGCAAGGCATCCGGCGCTGCCAAGTCACGGACCTCGGAGCAGGCCCGCGCGGCGGTCAAGGCGCGATGGGAAAAGGCGCGCTTGAATAAAGCGAACGCTGGGGGTATGGCGCGGGAACTAGCCGCGCAGGACTCCGATAACACGAACGACTTGAACGGCTAGTTCCCGTTGCCATCACTCCCTTGTTCTCCATCTTATGGCCGACTTCGATACCAGATTCAAAAGCAACACCGTGGAATGGGCAACGCCCGCCGATGTCTTCGACCCGCTCAACCGCGAGTTCGGATTCACGATGGACGTGGCCGCAACGGATGAAAATGCCAAGTGCGCGAAATACTACACCGAGGCCGACGACGGGCTGAAACAGCCATGGGAAGGCATCTGCTGGATGAATCCACCCTACGGCAAGGATGTCCCGAAGTGGATGGCGCGGGCGCTGGATGAGAGCAAGCGAGGCGTGACAACGGTCGGCCTGATCCCAGCCCGCACGAATACGAAATGGTTCCATGACCTGTGCCTTGCCGTCGCCGAAGTCCGCTTCGTGAAAGGCCGCCCGAAATTCGGGGATGCCGACCACGGTCTGCCGCTCCCGCTCGCCGTGGTGATCTACCGCCCGCGCTACGGCTCAGTCTCTTTGGAGAACGATCAAGGCCACCTATGACGACCGGAACCGCCACGACGCCGCAAATGGAGGCACCTAGCCACACCCCAGCTCAAACTCGGGACGGGTCGGCATTAGGTGCGCCGCCTTGTTCGGAATTTCTGGAGTGGTCCGCAAAAGCCGGATACGCGACATGCACCAGTGACATCCAACTAGCTCTCTGGGAGGCATGGCAGGCTGGGAGAAAGACTGCCCGTGATCTCATCGCCATGTGGGAACTGACGCTCCGCAACCGGAACGGCATCACATGGAACGAAATGGATGCGGGTGACACGATGCGATTGCGGAGATCCGTCGATGAACTCCGCGCCGTTATTATTCCGAACATTGGAATAGACAAAACCGATACCACCGAAAAGCGCGCAAATCCATGAGACTAAGCAGGCAGCAGAAGAGAAATGAAGCACGTTTGAAATGGTCCCGCAATGCCAATGCAGCCAAGGCGCGCTGGCTTCGTTTGCAGAACACCGAGGTCACTTGCTCCAGCCCGGAGAGCGCGCGGGGCATCAAGGAGAATGTTGGCCGTTTTTACCCCCGCAAAAAAGATTGAAATAATTTAGCTGGAAAAATCAGAAAGGCAAAACAATGAAACCAATCAGTGAATGCCCAGCAGAACTGGCAGAGTGTCCCGAGTGCATAGGAGGACTTGTGTCGCTTGTGGAGTTCGGGCACGGTCAGTCAAGGGAAGTCCACTCATTCTGCGGTGGGATCAACGACGATAAAGACGAGGGATGCGGGTGGGAGGAGATATATTCTGCGAACATTGGAACGGCAAACTTGTCGCAGCAGACGGCACCCGGCCCAGCTTCAAAGAGGTCCAGGACGGGAAATATAATATCCTCGGCAGACGGGAACACATCCAACTCCGCGATGACGCTCTCCTCGCGAGGAACTGGGCATCATGATCCCGTATCCCGCTTGACAGCGATTCGCAGTCAGCATTCAATAAATGAATCCAATGAACAAAATGAAAATCACTCTCACGGTAAAATCACCGTGATACTATCACGGCCATGAGAGTAGGCGAATTCACTATCACTCTCACGGCATACTACGTATATGCCGGTGAGAGTGGGCTAAAGCCAGTGAAAATTCGCCCCTCTACTCTCATCCGCGAATGAGAGCAACCACAGCAACTATATGAAAAACCTCAGAAATATTATGCCATCAGTCGATCCAGCCCCGGACCAAACAGGGGGACCGAAGAAAGGCCCGGCCCGGACCACTTCCTCGCGCGCAAAGGAGGATGAGACTCAATCGCAACAGGAGCCAAAGGAGAATGAGACTCAATCGCAACAAATCAATATCGCAAAAGCTGCGAACTTGAGGCCGAGTCATAACGCGGTCCGGGCGGTGGTCAGGATCGCCTCTCGCCTTGCCGATCTTTGCACCGGGGAAGACCTCGAAGCGGATGCGCGGGTGATCCGGGAGGCGACAAGCGCCACTCACCGAATTTTCAACACAGCAACGAAGCAAATGGATATTGTTCCCGACCACAAGACGAGGTTGGCAGCCACGACCCTCCGCCGGGCCTACGCGGAGGGAAAGCCGGTCAATCGTGAGATTGTCCTGACCAGCACGTTTGTCAGCGCCGAGGAGATAATTGCGAAGCTTCGACAAAGCCCGGAGGCTCGCCGGGTTATTCCTCACTTGATGGGGGGGCCGAAAACCATCGAGGGGGAGTTTAACACAATGCCGGATAATGTTAAGTCTAAATAGCCGCCGCCATGGTGCGGGCTCTGTGAATTCGTTAGGAAGCATTAACGGCATTGCTGAAATAGTTAAGAAAACCGTTTTACCGGGCAGGGGCTCGAAAGTATAAGCTGGACGTGAAAGCAAACCAGAAAAACCAAACGGGCACGGGGAAATCCGCCGGGCACACATCGGTGCCGTGGGGGCTGCAAACGCTGACAAGAAAAAATCGCGGGTGGGATGATTGGCCCGTGTTTTGCATCCGATCAGGTGGTAGCGCGATTGGCGGAATGTGCCTCGCTACGGTCGGAGACGTTGATCGTGGGACGGCAAAGAAAAACGAGGCAAACGCCATGCTGATCGCCGCCGCTCCGGACATCCTGTCCGCGTTGGAATCCCTCACAGAATGGGGGCGGACCTACACCAGCCCGAACGACCCGAACAGCCCGAACGGCCTGCTTGTTGTAGCGGTCGAGGCAATCGCGAAGGCAAAAGGGGGTGCAGCATGAGCGCCACCATCAAACCCGACCACTGGACCATGGCTCCGACCTTCCGGGCAATCTTCCACGCAGAGGAGGCAGCATGATCCGCAAAACTCAAACCGCCCGCGAGGCGTTGCAGGCTTACAAATTCGCTCTCGCTCAAGAAGATAGATACCTTGGAAGCGTGTTCGTGACCCCCGCCGGACAACGCGAAAAGGAAGCAAAAACACAGGACGCATACATGGCGTGCAAAGCACTCGGCATGGGGCCAAAGGAGGGCCTGTAACCGTGAAAATCATCCACAAAATCAAAGCGTCCCTGCTCCGCCGCCGGTTGATCCTGCAACGGGCGGAAAACATCCGCTCACTCCGGGCAGGCCGTGCAGCCGCGCGGGCGATCCGCCGGGCGCTTGCGCGTAATTTGCGGTTGTCTGTCAGCGAAACGCGGCCCGCCAGCAAATTCTTTGCCACCCTCCCGCCGTTTTCCCGCAAAAGCAAGGGGGAGACCGCCGCCGGGCAATTAAACGGGCAAATTTCGGCCATTCTGGCGAAAATCCCACAACTCGAAAGGACAGCGACGACATGATAGCGATAAACAACCAGCAACGCCGGGCAGCGTTTGCCCTCCTCACGAAGGCAATGCGGGCGCTTGCAGAGCTTGCCGAGGCAAGAAACCTCGACCACGAGGCGAGAAACGCAGTCAACCGAGCGAGAGATGAAGTGTCCCTTGCCGAAACCTTAATCAGCAACCAACCGACACAATGAAAAATCTACGGGAAATCATGCCCCCGGCGGACATCCGGACGAAGGCGATTGATTCGATTCTGACAAAGGACGAGTTCAACGCGATGATGGACGCAGGGAAGAACGCGAAGGACAAGGCGATCTTGTGCTTGGGGATCATCGGGCTACGAGCCGGGGAGATTGCGGCAGCCGACAAGGCATGGGTGGACTTCTCCGCCCGGACAATCAAGATCCCGGCGACGGTCGCGAAGCGGAAGAAGGCGCGGGTTGTGCCGTTCGGGAAGATGAGCAGGATCCCGGCGATCTTGCAGGGATTCTTTGACCTTGAGGCCGGGATCAAGCTGTCACGGGTGCAGGTATGGAACCGGGTGAAGGGGATGGCAAGCCGGGCGGGGATCACGCATCCGGTGACACCACACGGACTCCGGGCGACCGGGGCGACGTGGTTTGCCATGGCAGGCTATTCAATAACCGGGCTTATGGATCACTTTGGCTGGAACGAATTGCGGACGGCACAGCACTACATCCGGGCGAGCGGGGCAAGTGCGATGGCGGACATGGAAGCAAGGGGGGCAAATGTTTTATGAATGAGGCAAACGGAATAAATGAACAGTCGCGCAGGAGGGGAAGACCGGCGCGGATATGGACCCCGGAGGAACGGGAGACAATCGAAACGTGGGAAGGCAGCACGCACGGGCTCGCGAAGGCTTTGGGGTGCTCGGTTGGCAAGGCGCATGCGACGTTGAAGGCATGCGAGGAGGTAGTGCCATGAGGGCGATCATGCGGAATTGGACGAAGCTTGACAGCGAAACGCCGACAAGGTAAGGCGGGGGGATGCTTAACGTCCGAGCCAAGAAGAACATTGAGATTCCAGACGGAGGGGTTTCCCTCTTTATTTTCGAGCAGGACCGGGAGAGCGGGGATGTCCGCCCGGTGAGGTTCCACCTTGAGGAGTCGCAGTCCGGGGGGCTTGTGTTGACGGCGCAGAAGGTATTGACCGACGACGAGGCCGGGCGGTTGATGGATGACTTGTGGGAGGCGGGGATCCGACCGACTGAGAGCGGGGCGGCCTGCTCCGGGGTTGTGGCGGCGAAGGACGCGCACCTTTGCAATCTGATGGAGATTATCCGATGTCTGTTGCCGACGAAATAGAGGCGATCCGGGTTAATCCGGGGTTGTGGTTCGAGTCCTTTTCGATGGTCCGGGACACGAGCGGGCGGAACGTGCTGCCGAAGATGAATGTTTTGCAGCGGCGGATCAACGCGCTTTACGTTTCGCGTCTTTTGTCACAGAGGCCCTTGCGGGCGATAGGCTTGAAGCCGAGGAAGCGGGGTTTTTCGACTATGGTGGCAGCGTTGCAGTATTCGCAGATGATGAATTTTGCGCATCAGGGGGCGATCATCGGGGACAAGCTGGAAACGAGCGATGTGGTTTATCGGATGATCGAGAACTTTGCAGCGCACGACGGGTTTGCTGGGTCATGGGGGTCGAAGGCAGACGCGATCAACGACCGGATGCGATGGGCGCATGGGGCGCTTTTATTGCAGGCGACGGCGCGGGGGAAGGCGACGTGTCGCGGGATGACTCCGCAATTCATTCATGGCACGGAGGCTGCCCACTGGGAGCATTCCGAGGAAGCGATGGATGCGGCGATGAACGCGATTCCTGATTCCGGGTTCAACGTGGTTTTTTTGGAATCGACGCCGTTTGGAGCCGGTGATCCGTTTGCGAAGACATGGGACGGCGGGCGCTGGCCTACGGAGGATGAGTGCCCGGAGGGGCATCTTTACTGGAAGAAATGGGAGCCGGTATGTCCGGACCAGCCGAGTGACGCGACCGGGTTGGCGGAATCATATTTTGTGCGGGTATTTGCGGCATGGTATGAGTTCGAGGAGAGTATTACCCGGCTGACGGCGGAGCAGAAGCAGGAGGTTGAGGCGACGCTTGACGCGGAATCGTGGTATATTGGCGAGCGGAAGTTGATGGACTTGTATTTGACCGATGGGCCGCAGGGGAAGAGGTTAGGCGACGAGGTTGTTGGTGGGGATGTTTGGGAGCAGCTTGCGTGGCGGAGGCTGACAATCAGGACGAAGTGCCGGGGAAGCGTGAGGATTGCAGACGAGGAGCACCCGGCGGATCCGCGATCATGTTTTTTATCGAGCGGGCGGCAGGTATTTGACGACGATGCGCTGACGCACATTCAGTTGTTGTGCCGGGAGGTTCCGACTCATGGGGACGTGAACGACGGTGGGGAAGTGGCGATTTGGAGCCCGACCGGCGCGGACGGGGCGAGCGTGGTCCGGTGGGAGGCTCCCCGGCTGGGGTGCCGCTACATTCAATCGGTTGACTTGGCGGAGGGGGAAGACCAGACGAAAGGCGACGATCCCGACGCGCATTCCGCGTTGATTTGGCGGGATGAATACATTGATGACCGTGGGGTATTGCTTCCGATTAAGTTAGTTGCGCGGATCCGTCCTCCGAACCGGATGCCGATGATTCCGTTTGCGCGATTGTCGCGGGCGCTGTCACGATATTACGGGAATTGCGTGATTATCCCGGAAATGAACAACAGCGGGATGTCGTTCATCACAGCATTGAAGATGTTGGAGGGCGGATGTCCGCCGATATGGCAGCGGAAAGAGAGGGATCCGCATTCCGGGATTGAGCGGTCATGGGATGGATGGCGGACGACGGACCGGGCGGAGTATGGCGGGGTTCGTTCGACAATCATTTGGCACTTCCACGAGTTGATCCGGAACAAGCGGGTTGAGATTTGCTGTCCGCACTACCATTCCGAACTGATTGATTTTGTGGACAAGCGGGGGCGGATGGAAGCCGGGAGCGGGCACGATGACGACGTGATTTCCGGGTGCATCGGGATTTACAACATCGGGAGCGGGACGACGCACGCGTTGCCGCAGCGCGAGCGGGTGATTCCGCGCGACGTGGCGATTGCGATGGGGCTGGACAAGGACGAGGTTGGAATGGCGATGAAGTGGTAAAAGCTTGACAGCGAAACGCCGCCGAGAGTATTGCTTCGCAACCGCTTTTTTGTGAAATGACTCCCGCCGAAATCAAAGCCAAGCAAGACGCAGACAACGCAGCTACCGCCGCGCGGGTTGCTGCCGAGCAGGAGAAGCCCAAGACGAGAGGGGCAGCATACGATGAGGAAGCGAAAGCGAAAGCCAAATCGACGGCAGCGCCCAAGCCTGTTGTTCCGGGGAAGCAGATGCATCACGGGAGAATAAAGGGCTCGACGGCGAGCGCAGCCGATCAGGCGAAAGCGGCCGGGTTTGTTGCTCCCTCGCGGCTGCCGACGAAAGAGAATCCGTTGCAGACTCCGGGGCTCGCCGGGTTGAAGCCTCTGAGCGAATCAAGCGTTGACCGGAATGGGAATGCGGTTGCCACAAAGGGAAATCCGAATGCGGCGATTGCTGCAAGGGCTCAAATGAGCCGGGCGAGCGGAGGAGACGGGGCAACGATTGGTGTTGTGACCGACGACGGTTGGCGGGACAAGGCGCGGAACATTGCAGACATCGGAAAAGCGAAAGCGATGGCGGACCCGCAGGCGCGGGCGGACTCGCTTGCCGGGCAGCCGGGCGTGAAGTCTATTGCGCTTCGCGATCCGAAATCTGGAAAACTTTTTGTTGGTGGCGCTGGTGCGGAGAAGTCCGCGACCCCGGCGAGCATGGCGGCGAGCATGGCGCAAGCGTCCCCGGTTGTTGCTGGTGTGCCAGTGAACCCCACGGATCCGCGCAGCCAGCTTGACCAGAACGAAGCGGCGGCGAGCATGGAGAGGATTGCGGAGGCAGGAATTGCGAGCGCAAATCCGGCGAAAGCAGCATCGGACGCGATGGCGGGATCAAATGCCGGGACTGTGAATGCGGCGAATGCGGCGAATGCGGCGAATGCGGCGAACCAGACCCCGTTTTCAAACAACGCACTCTTTCAGCCGGTGACGCTTCCAAAGTCACCCGGAGCAATCGCAGGAGTGACCCCAAGAATGGCGGGGATGGGACCGGCGAATGCGCGGATACCAGCCGGGCCTAACATGAGCCTTGTGCAAGGAAGCGTCCGAGCGGGTCAAAAACCGCCCCGGCAAGTGGCTTCAACACTTCCGAGCGGAAGACCAGTTTCAGAACCGATTCGGGTTGCAGCGGGAACGCCAGCAACATTGCCAGCAGGTCCAGTAAACCCGACACCCCAGCCGCGCCAAGTCATTCAGACGGCGCAACCACCAACGACGAACAAACTTCTAGCCGCAAAATAGCTCCATGGGAAACGACATCGAAGACGACGGGCAGACCGCCGCACCAGAACCGACCGAAATCCCCGGAGCAAGACCGGATGACTTTGTTGACGTTGCTGCCCCCCCCGACGATTATATTGATGCCCCGGAGGATCCGGTCGCCGCCCGCCCGCCCGCCGAGCCGACACTTTCCCAGCGATCCGGGCAACGTGCCTACGACGCGAACGTGGCGAAGATTGAGAAACACGCGGCAGACCTTGATTATTTCGATGCCCGTCAGGCGGCGATTGCAGCTCGGAAGGCACAGCAGGCGCAGAAGAAGGAACACAACGCGGCGGCACGGGCGGACAGCGCAGCCACCGGGCGGCAATACAATTACGATGGCGAGGGAGTTGCGGTGCCCCGGATTGATCCGTTGACGAAGCAGCAGGCAGTCGTAACCAGAACGAGCCCGGTCCGCTACGACGACAAGGGGCGACCATTTCAGACAATTTTGAATGAGGGAGGGATTCCCGGCAAAAACAAGATCGTGAACCCGGATGCAAAGGCGGACATCGGGGAGAACCCGGACGACCTCAACGACCCGAACATTTACCGGAAGAACAAGGCAACCGGCTGGGAGGCGATTGACCCGGAGACGGGGATTCACGATCCGGACAATGCGGTTGCGGTCGCGAGCGCCAAGGCGCTTCATCGGCGGGAACTCGCGAAGGCGGAGAGCGCCCGCACCGACGTGAACATTGCCCTTGGCGATCCGAAGCGCCCGAACTCCATGGCCCCGGCTGCCCGGTTGACTATCGAAGCCGAGCGCGACAGCTTTGCCGCGCCTGAGCCGCAGCCCGCGCCAAAAAACTCTTTCTTTGGTGTGATCAACGCGGAGGCGACAGCGGCGGACCAAGCGGCATGGAACGCACGCGAGGAAGTCCGGAAGTCCGAACACGCGACCCGTGAGGCGATCCTTGCCCGCGACGACGAGCGCAGCGCCCTCGAACAAAAACGCTACGAACTCGACTTGCAGCACAAGGGATTGAAGGACGAGGGGCCTGCGGGATTCTTGCAGCGCAAGCGGTCGGAGAAGGCCGCCGAACTTGGCGCATTGCCGCCGGAGCAGGCTGGGCCTGCGATTGAATCAAAGGTTTCCGACATCCAGACCACCGATGCGCAGTTGCAGTCCGAGCAGGCACTATTGCAGCGCCGGGCGGACGAACACACGCAGAAGCGGGCGGCGGGCGGGACAGCGGACCAAATGGCCCAGTGGGATGCCGAGGCCGCAGGGATCCAAGCGGACGGGGAAGCCCTCAACTCAAAATTCCAACAGCGCAACGCGCAGGTTGCCACGGTCCAATCCGGCATCGAGGCGCAGGCATCGAGGCGCAAGGAGGAGATTAAGGCGGGCCGCGCAAAGATGCGCGAAAATCCGGCGACCGCCCCATTTGCCGACCAGTTTGATTCACTCGACACCGAGGCGGAGACGCGGGCGGCAGCGGTGCAGGCGCTCCCGGAGGGTCCCGGCAAGGCAGCCGCCGCAAAGGCGCTTCAAGAGGAGTTGAAGGCGAAGAGTCAGGGGATCGAAAGCGAATACGGGATTGCCGCGAATGACGGTTTTCCGAAAAGCCTTGATGAGGCAAGGTGGGACGATGCCGACAAGAAGGCATGGCACGCCCTCCCCACGGAGAAGCGAATCCAGTGGCAGGAAGAGAAAAGATCCCGGTCCGCTTACGATGAAATCAAGGATCAACACGACTACTATTCCAAGCAGACCTTTGAGGAGTGGAAATCAGGAAATAGCGACTGGAATTCCGAGAACCGGCCAAATGCGACAGACGAAGAGTTGCGGGCGGCCTTTGAGAAAAGCAGGGAGACGATGCTGAGAGCGATCCGGGAAACCTACAAGAAAAAGAGCCCGGAGCACAAAGCCGCCGCGCTTGACATTTTCTACGGCAACGCCGGCTCCCCGGAGGGGATGAAGAAGCAGGCGGAAGCGATGTATGCCGAGAACCCGGTTGAGTATTGGGCCGGGCAGGCACGGAAGTCCGGGCAGAGCTATCACGATTTCAACAAGGCGGCACTTGGGTTGCTGGCACACGTCACCGGCAACAAGGAGTTTGCCGCCGCAATGCTTCAAAACTCTCAGGATTCGCAAGCGGAAATGGCGCAGGATTACCCGTCCCTTGTGGACGGGGTGAAGAACGTCCGGACCAAAGGGGATGCAGCAGTTTGGGCAGCGCAGGGGATTATTTCCCTCGCCCCGCAGATTGCCGAGAGCATCACCTCCGCGACGGTTGGTTTTATCATCGGCGCATCGGGCGGCAGTGCGGTGCCAGGGGCCGGGACAGCGGTTGGCGGGATTGGCGGATTCTTTACCGGCCTTTTCGCGAAATCCGCGATCAAGGCAATCGCCAAGCGGGAACTTTTAGAACTGGGGATAACGTCCGGGGTGAAGACCTTCACAAAGGCGCAAATCAAGGCGCAGGGGGTCAAGATACTTGCGCGTGAAGGATCCGAGGAACTGCTTAAATCTGAATTCAAAACCATCGGAGCAAAGGCGGGGATGCTCCTTGGTTCCTTTGGCAGCTCATACAAGGGGAACGGGGCAGAAATCTATTTGTCCCTCATGGGTGATCCTGAGATTGACCCGGACACGGCAGCCGCGACGACCTTGCTTTTTGCGGTCCCATCGGCAGCGATGGATGTAGCCGGGGAACTCCTCCCGATAAGCAAAATGCTTGGGCTCAACAAAGGTGCCGCAAAAGCCATTGTTGAAGGATCCAAGAAATACCGCGCGGCAGTAGTCCGGGAGTTGAAAGATTTCGGGATTTCCGTCGCGGGAGAAGCAACGGGAGAAGGCGGGCAGGCCCTCAATCAATTTCTCGCCCAGCGGTTCGCAAAGCATGGGATGGACTTCGCGAACTACGAGCCATTGAAAAGGGAAGAGTGGGACGAGTTTATTGAAAGCACGGCGCAAGGGGCGCTTGGTGGCGGTGTCTTTGGCGCAGGCGGAACGATTGGCGGTCTCCACAAGGCGACATCGGACTTCCGCGCGGAGAACGCAGCCGCAGCCCCGACCGGCCCGGCAGTGCCCGGCGCGATCATGCCCGAACACATTGCGGCAGCGAATGCTGACTTTACCTCCTACCCGATGCCCGAGCGGGCACCGGCGATGGCTGCCGGGTTGAAGCTTCTCACCGGCACACCGGTTGAAGCCCTCACGCAGGCCGAGCAGGAAGCAATCAATGACCACACCGCAAAGGTGGGCGGGCAGGTTGTTGTCACCGATGACCTTTTGACCGAAATGCGGACCGCATCCCCGGCGGTGGCTTCCCTCATGGACTCCGGGGCGATCCGGGACGAGGCGACCCGCAGGCAGGAGATTTTGAAAGGGGGTGTTGAAGATGAACTAGCAAGCGAACCTGACAACTCCGCCGGGACAACCGGCGGAGCTTCCCCCAGTGAATCGTCAAACAATGCGGTTCTAAACGGCCCGACCACCGGCAGGAAAAGCGGGGAGACGGTTGAAAGCGTAAATGCCGCCATTGAGGCGAACAAATCCCAATCCCCTCCCCTCCCCGCAGGCAAGTCCGGGAACATCCTTTCCAAACGTGAGGCGGCAGCCGCGCACCAGATCCATTCCTCCCTCACAAAGCGGGGGGTTAAGCCGGGCGTTGCAAAAGTTTTCGCCAACAGCATCGTGCGCCGGGACGGCACCGACAACTGGACCGGCAAAAGCGCGGCGGCAGCGGTCAAGGAATTCGAGCAGGCCAAGGGATTCGAGAACCCGAAGGCTGTTTTGACGGCGATTGGCGCGAGCAAGACATCCCAGCGCCCGCACATTGAGGCGATCCATTCCAACATCATCGGGCAGTTGCAATCCGCGCCGAAGGTGCAGGGCTCCGAGCATTACGACGACATTGCCCCGCAGGCAAAGAAAGTCCTCTCCGCAGTCATCCGGGACCGCATTGCGCCGGAAATCCTCACTTACGGGGGAGCAATCAAGGCAATCAAGGCGACGATGAAGGAATCCCACGGATCCGGGATTGCAGCGAACGCGAACGAGGTTCTTGAATTGAATGTTGGCGGGATGCTGAAACGCCATGCCCTTGAGCAGTTCCGCAGCGATGTCGGAATCAAGAAGATCATCGAGGAGGAGGTCGCGCACTTGGTTCAAGTCAACGTGCTGGCCGATCAGGGCCGGGCGAAGAATCCAAAGAAATACGCAGCGACGCACGACTTTGACGTTGCGCTTGCCGAGGCGACAGAAATTTTTGACGACCTCCCGATGGATGTTAAAAAACAGATTGTCCGGGTAAGAGGGATGAAAGAATCCTCCGGGCACCGGGGAATGGAATTCCTCCGGATGGTCTTGCAGCACGATCTTTCTTTGGATGCCGAGGGGCACGTCATCAAGGGGAAGACCCGGATCACAGAGGAGGCTCTGAATGCCGGGACCCTCGCGAGCATCAGGAAATTCCTCACGGGACTTCTCAAAACCCTTTCCCGGCTCGAATCCCACTTGAAGGAGTCATTCAAGAATTCACCCGACAAGGGGAAAGAATACCTCGACCGGCTTGCCACGATCCGGGCGCAAAGCGTCGCGGCGATTAAGAATTTTCAGAAACAGGCTGACGAAACCCGTTCGCAGGAGTATCAGGACACCTATGGAAGGATTCGGGACAACGCCAAACAAGCCGGGAACAGTGACCAAGGAGCAACACGAGGAGACGATTCTGTTCATGTTGGCGGGCGAGGAGGAGTTGGCGGACAATCCGACCCCGGCAACACTCCGGGCTCGACTGGCACGGCAGGAAGCCGCGCGGGAGGCGCGGGAGGGAACTCTATCGCGGGAGGTTCATCTTCTGCGAATGCTGGACAGGATTCGACCGGCGGGTCTGCAAGTGTAGCCGACCGGCGCATTGCCGCACTCGAAGCCGAAAAAGCCGACCGGCAGGCGATTGACGACCGGGCGAAGGCCCGCCGAGAGCATGCCGTTAACGTCCGGGCCGGAAACCTTGCCGACTGGGAAAAGGTTGTTGCCACGGTTTCCTCCGACACGCAGGAAGCCGTCAAATCCCTCCTTGGGGATTCCGTCAAAGGCCGCCCGACCTACGTCCTTGCCGTCAACAACAGTCGGATTCCGGCGGTATTCGTGGCGCTGCCCCCCCGCAAGCTCCAAGCCAGCCACACGGGCGAGCAATTTGCGAAGAACCCGGAGTATGCCGGGCAGAACACGCGGGCCGACGAAGCGGAACAGAACAAGGTCCGCAAGGGGGCGCTTCCGGGCGCATTGAATGAGGATATTTTGACGAGCAACGATCCGAGCGCAGCCAACGGATCCCCGCAGTCCGCAATCGTGATCGACAGCGACAAGGACGGGAATCCCCGCGCCCGGTGGCAGGCGGCAGGCGGAAACGCCCGCGTCATGATGACCAACCTTGCTCCCCTCGAAGATCAGGAACGTCTCAGCGAGGCATGGGAATCCAAGGCCGGGACCTTTGGTTTTGATTCCTTCCCCGCCGGGTGGACCGGATCCCGGTTCCTTGGAGTGTTCGACATCCGGACCACGGAAGGGGCCGCGAAATATCAAAAACTCGTGGACGACTTGAACCCGTCCACCGGAGTTGTGCAGGACACCGCCGACCGGGCGGACATTGATTCCTCGACAAAGATTCCGACCGAGCGCCTTGCCGGGCTGCCGGTGACGCTCTCCGCCAACGAGGCCCGCGATGTCCTCGCCGGGCTCATGCGGGATGCCGAGGTGCTGGGGCTCGACCGCAACCGGCTCGCACCGATGGTCAAAAACCCGACGCAGGCGCAGATTTACATTCAGCGACTCATCCTTGGGTCTGCATTCCGGAACCCATCCGTTGCCAACGTCTATTCCGACAACGTGCTTTCCGGCAGGAATGCCACCTTCACCAGCCTGATTTCGGATGCCGCAAAGGCAGCCATGGCAATGCGGATGCAGGCGAACGATTCTACCGCCGATTCCCTTGGCGGCCTGATTGCCAACATCGGAAACTATCTCACGAGCGGGATCCCGCTTCCCACCGCAGTCAGCCGGGCAGCCGAGCAGGGTGAAGCGATTGGCGATCACGCCTCCGCGCAGGCAATCGCAACCCGGTTGTCGGAACTTGTCGAATACCGGGCCGCCACGAAGAAGGGGACAAAGCGACTCGACTCCGACGCGACCAGCGACAACTGGAACGGATACCTTGCCTTTCTGTCCGCCGGAATCTCCGGGTGGACACCGAACGATATGTTTTCCGAGGCAAAGACCCTCCCGGAAGCAATCGAGGGGATCAATAACGCGCACCGTCGCCAGTCCGAACCCGCAGAAGGATTGCAGGCCCGCACGAATACATTCAACCGGTCCGCCCGGATCCGGAAACTGGAAGGAAAGCGCAGGCAGGAGACTCTTACCCGGTGGGAAAGCGAAGAGTTGACCCAGCTTGAGAAGACGCAGGGACAGGACTTCATGGAGTTCTTCGACTCCTCCCGCGACGACCGGTTTGCCCTTGAGGGCGAGGTTGAGCGCCGGGCACTCCCGAAAGCACCGGTCGAACAGATGGCTTTGCTTTCTCGCGGGAACCGGAAATCCCGCAGGGCAGCGCAAACTTTACGCAATAAACTGACTGACAAAACCGAGGCTCAAAAGTATAATGAAGACGATGAAGGACGGAAAAGACAGAAAGGCAGCGCCACCGGGACCACCGGCAGCCCCGCCACCGGACGACCACCGGGCACGGGTGGACCGGGCCAACGCGAGGCAGAAACAGGACGCGGAGGACTGGAGAAAGATGCAAGCGGACCTAGAGGCGCAAGGGATCAACGACAACTAACAAGGGGCATAACCCTCGACAGCAAAGGCCGGGACTCGCGACTTGTTGAAGAATTCGGGGAAAACTGGAGTGAAGGATGGGATGATCTTGGTCTCCCAATCCTCCCGGACGGGATCACCAATCCAGACGACCCGCTTCTAAGGCACACAAAAGAAAGCACAACGGCAGAACTCCCCCCGGAATCTATTGCCGTCACTGTTCTCGGATTAAAGCCGGGAATCGTTTCTCGCCAAAAATTGCGCGAGGCGATCATCAACTATTTTATTTCCGGCGGATACAGCACGAAGCAGTTATCTGGAATAGCGAAACCAACCCGTTCCGATTCTCCATGGGCTATGTTCATGGGAGGAGGCGGAGCCGCCGGAAAAACATCGGCGCTGGACGGGATGATTGCCAAGGGGCGATTCGATAGAACGAATTCCGTTCTCGTGAACTGTGATGAGGTCCGGGAATTCTTCCCGGAATATGAGGCGATGAACGCGAGGGATGACCGGCGCAGCAGCTTTTACACTCATGCAGAAGCTTCGATGGTAGCGGACGAGATCCAACGCATCGCCCGCGAGCAGAAGCTAAATATCATCAAAGATGGAACGATGAGAAAAGCCGATGCCGGAATTGCGGATATGAAGGCATTCCAGTCCGAAGGCTACAAAGTCAGCATGCTTGCCGTGACGATTGACCCGCACGAGGCGCTTATCCGCTCATATATCCGAGGAAAAAAAACAAAACGCTTTGTCCCTAACGAGATTCTGCTTGAGGCGCACAAGGGGTTTAATATGGCGTTGCCCCGCTATATCAAGTTCCTTGGGGATGCGATCACCATTTACGACAAGTCGCCGGATTTCCCGCTTAATCTTTCCGGGGATGATATTTTGAGTCGCAGGTTTCATCAGGTATGGGACCGGCAGAATCTTAATGAGAACGCCACGAAAATTGACGAGTTACTCGCCAGCTATGGGCAATCCCGGACATCGGCGGAACCGCTGAATTCCCGGACCAACGACGCTTTTGGAAAAGGCTACGTCAGCGCATCCGGTGCGGTGAACTTCCGGGAATACGGTGCCCGCGAAACCCTTCTTGGGGTTTCCCACGAGCAGGCATTCCCGAACGCGATTGGCGGGCCGGAAACGAAGCGATTTACGGCAGCGGGCAACAATATCCACTGGACCGGCACCCCGGACATGGAGGATGTCTATTCCGTTCAGAACTACATGGACCGGAAGGGCAAGGCCGTCGTCACGCACAAGGCGGGCGGGTCCACGATCTATCGCCCGGAGGCGCAGCTCAATTCCCGGACGAATGCCCCCTCGACAGAGTTTTCCCGCGACTTGGAAAACCAAGCGGATTTCTACGCCCGGAAGGCGGAAGATGCCGGATACAACGAGGAGTTGACCGACGTTCCCTACCCGATCCTCAAAAACTGGGGAGAGGAATGGCGATCCAAGCATGCCCGCCCGGCGGCAGGATTTGCTCTCAATGCCCGGACCAATAACCCGGACCAGCTTGATATGTTCGCGACCGTAGCCCCGGAGGTTGTCGCCTATTCCAAGGCGCTTGAGGCGGACGGGATCACCCACCCGCAGGCGAAGGCGGCAGCCGCGCAGCAAGATTTGCAGATCCCAGCCGGGGATGCCCTCGACCTCTTTGGCGGAGAGCTAGAGTCCATGCTTTCAGCAGTCCAAAAGAAACTGCGTTCACAGGAAGCGGAAAGCGGGATTGTTGACGACCGGTTATTGATGCGCGAGCGAGAGCTTAAAAAAATCCTTGCCGGAAACCCGTTGACGGCCCCCCCTACAGAAAGTATCAGCAATCAGGAGAACCAAAATGAAAGCACCACAAACGGACGAAGAAAAGCGAATCCTACTCGGAAACCTAAATCCAGAGGAGAGAACCAATCTCCGCAAGACGGAGCAATGGGAGACTTGTTTTCAATCTTGGTTGGACAGCGCGACTCCGAGCGAGGTCAAGCGGAGGTTGGACGGCCCGGAGGAGGAATTCCTTCAATGGATGGACTCGAAGGCGTTTCACCTGATGCTGGCACAACTTCAAAATCAGGACGAAGTGGAAGCGATGAAGAACAACTTTCCGTATCCGGAGGACTGGGAGGACAGCGAGGAGGAAAACCTTCCGCCGGAACTCCGCGAAAGAGCCGAAAAGTTACTCTCGCGGGTGCAGGAGTAGCCACCGAGCGCCCGCCGGTCGGAAGTCCGGGGCGGAACATCCAGCTTTCGAGGGATCAACAACTTGCTCCCCGTGGAACAGTTGGCAAGCTGCGAGCGAACATTGAGGCGATCCGGATCATCAAAGCCCTTGCCGACGAGAAGAGGCTTGCCACCGCAGAGGAAAAGCAATCCCTCGTGAAGTTCTCCGGCTGGGGCGCTCTCTCCCAGGCGTTTGATGACGACAAGGCGACGTTGGTGGAACGCGGAGAAATTGAACGGCACCGCCACCGGGCGGAGAATTTCCGCGCCCACAACGACCCGTATTACACGGACCTTGCAGCATCGGAAGATGAGGACGCGACCAGGCTTGAAAACTGGAAAAAGCAATGGCTTTCCGCGCACACGGACCTAAACGAACTCCTTTCCCCGGAAGAATACAGGGCAGCAAAGCACAGCACGATCAACGCGCACTTCACGAGGCCGGAAATCATCGGTTCGATGTGGGACATCATGAAGTGGCTGGGATTCAAGGGCGGCAACGTCCTTGAGCCCGGCGCGGGAATCGGTCATTTTTTCGGACTCATGCCGGAAGAGATTGCCGACCGAAGCAAAATGTTCGGGGTGGAACTCGACAGCTACACGGCGAAGATCCTCTCCGCCCTTTACCCGGAGGCGGACATCCAGAACATCGGCTACCAGAAATCCGACATCGCAGACAACTCGATTGACCTCGCGATTTCCAACGTCCCGTTTGCCAACATCCCGATTGCAGACAAGGCGCTTGCCGCGATGGGGGGACCGGTGGGAAGCCTGCATGATTACTATTTCGGGAAAACCCTCATGAAGTTGAAGCCCGGCGGGATGATGGCTTTCATCACGTCCGCCTTCACGATGGACAAGGGAAACCCGGAGGTTCGCAAGTGGCTTGCCGAGCGGGCGGACCTCGTGACGGCATACCGGCTGCCAAACAACGCGTTCAAGGACAATGCAGGAACCGACGTTGTGACGGATATTATCGTTCTCCGAAAGAAGGACGGGAACCCGTTCGCGCACGGGCAGTCATGGACCTCACTTGGGGACGCAAAGACCCAAAAGGGGGAAAACATCCGGATCAACGAGTTTTTCTCCCGGAACCCGAAGAACATCCTTGGATTCCTTGCGGACGACGGTTCGATGTATGGCGACGAGAAAGAAATGACGGTCCACGGGGACCCGTCCGCCGCCCCGGCAATCACGATTCAGCAAGACCTCGCCACCCTCCCGACCGGGCTCATGGGGGAGATTGATGAAACCGGTCCGGTCCGCAACGGGTCCGCTACAATCAAGATGGGGAATATCGTTGAGCGTGACGGGCAATTCTTTTTCCAAGGTCAGGAGGAGGCGTCCCCCTCCCTCAATGACCCGAAGACCAAACTCCGGGTTCGCCGGTTCCTCGCCATGCGCGATGCGCTCAATCGGCAATACGACTTGGAACTTTCCGAGACTGCCACCGACGAGGAGATCAGCGCAAACCGGATTGAGTTGAACACAGTGTTTGACCGGTTTGTCGCGGACCACAAGGATTTTCACGCCAAAGCGAACAGGAACCTTTTCTCAAATGACCCGGACTTCTTCCGCGTGCTGGGAGCAGAGGTTGACAAGGTTGCCAACAAGGGAACTTCCATCGGGATTTCCGCCATTATTGAGGGGCTTAAAAAAATCGGCAAAAAGGAATACGAGAAGGCGGACATTTTCAAAAAGCGAGTATTGGAACCACGGGCCGAACCGACAACCGCCGAGACGGTGAACGATGCCTTTGGCATTTCGCTGGGTTGGCGCAACCGGGTTGACCTTGATTTCATGGCCGGGTTGCTTGGCAAGACCCCGGAGCAGATTGAGCGGTCACTTTTGATCCAAGAGATTGTTGTGAAGGATCCGGAGACAGGTCAACTGCTATCCCGTGAGCAATACCTTGCCGGGAACGTCCGCAAGAAGCTTGTCGTTGCGAGGGCCTCCGGTCCGGACTACGCCAAGAACGTGGCATTGCTTGAGCCGGTCCAACCGGAGCGGGTTGGAATCGAAGACATTGATTTTGGGATCGGGGCGACATGGATCCCTGCGAAGTTTTACAACGACTTCATGAGCTTCTTGGGGGTTCGCGGAATCACCTACGTCTATAAGACCGAACACGAGAAAAGTGAGTGGGAAATGGTCAAGGGAACGAAGTCCCAAGTTTCCAAGATCGGCACCGTTTACAAGGATTTCGAGACGGATTACGTGAAGATTGAGGCGATGGTTGATTCGCTTCTGAATCAACGGTCGATCACGGTCAACAACAAGAAGGACGACGGCGGCGGACGCAACGAGGTTGCTACAAAGGAGGCTCGCGACAAAGCGGTATTGCTTTCCGCAAGGTTCGTTTCTTGGGTAGCCGAGACAGCGGAGGTCAGGGCAGAGCTTGAGGAGACATACAACGAGGAAGTCAATGCCCACGTTCAGCGCAAATATGACGGGCAATTCCTCACTTTCCCATGGGCGAGCAAGGACTTTGATATTTACCCGGATAAGAAGAACTCCGTTTGGCGGGCGCTTCAAACCGGGTTCGGGCTCATCGCGCACGGTGTTGGCGGAGGCAAAACGATTGTCGGAACCGCGATAGCCTTGGAAATGCGCAGGCTGGGAATGGCTCGCAAGCCGATGATCGTGGTTCACAACGCCACCCTCGAAGGCTTTGCCAAGGAGATTGCACGCATGGCCCCGACTGCCCGCGTGCTGGTGGGGCGCAAAGACGAACTCGAAGGCGACAAGCGCCGGGAATTCCTCATGCGGATTGCTTCCGGCGACTGGGACGCAGTTGTCATCGCTCACTCCACTTTCGGGATGATTGCCGACGATCCGGAGATTGAGATTGCCCATGCCCGCACCCTCGTTGACGAGGCGATTGCGACACTTGCGGACAAGGGGTTCTCCTCGTTTGATGCGGCGAAAGCGGAGAAGAAAAAGCCACCAACGGTCAAGGCCCTCGTGAAGCAAATCGAACGCCTTGAGGCGAAGATCACCAAGGCGAGAGAGCGCAAGGTTGACGACGGAATCTTGAACTTCCAGCAGCTTGGGGTTGATGCCCTGATCGTGGACGAGGTTCACAAGTTCAAAAAGATCCCGTTCTCAACCCAGCTTGAGGCCAAGGGGATTGATGGCAGCATGAGTGACCGGGCGTTTGCCCTGTTCATGCGTGCCCGGCAGATCCAATCAAAGACCGGCGGGAAAAACATCTTCTCGATGACCGGGACCCCGATCACGAACACACTTGGCGAGATTTGGAACATGATCCGGCTTGTCGCGCCAACGGTCCTCCGGGATTACAAGGTCGAACTCTTTGACCAGTTTGTTTCCAAGTTCGCGCGGGTGGCATACCCGGACGAAATGGGGGCGAACGGCGAGTATAAGAAGGTGGACCGGCTTTCCGATTTCGTAAACCTGCCCGAGTGGGTGACGTTCCTGCGGCAGGCTGCCGACGTGAAGCTTGGCGACGATCTTGTTGTCAAGAACCGGCCCGGCATCAATGGCGGAGCCCCGGAACTTGTCGTCATTCCAAAAAGCAAAGGGGTCACCGAGTGGATCAGATACATCCGGCAAGTCCTCGAAGCGGCGAAGTCCATCACAGGGGAAGACATCAAGGCAAACCCCGGACTCCTCGCAATCGGGGTGCAGGCATACATGGCGAGCAAAGCCGCCGCCGTTGACATCCGCCTGATTGAGCCCCGCGCGAAGGACGAACCCGGCAGCAAAGTCAACACCATGCTCAAGCGGGCGATGGAACTCTACACCCGGACCACTCCATACCGGGGCACGCAGGTCATTTTTTCCGACACGATCAACCAGACGAAGACCTCTCTTTTTGATTCGCTCATCCCCCGTGACTTGAACCTTGAGCTTGATCCGGACAAACCGCCCGGCACGACGTTCAGCCTCTATGAGGACATCCGCCAGAAACTTATCGCACAGGGGGTCCTAAACGAGGAGATTGCCGTCATCACGGATCCCCAATGGGACAACGCAGACCGCAAGCAGGCGCTCTTTGAAATGGTGAACTCCGGGAAATACCGGTTCATCATCGGATCCACCGAGAAGCTTGGCACCGGAGTCAACATGCAAGGACTCATGATTGCCGCCCACCAACTCGACGCACCATGGACCCCGGCGGAAGTGGAGCAACGCGACGGCAGGGTTTTCCGGCAGGGGAATATCCATGGCGAAATGGGGGTTGATATTGAACTCATCCGCTACGGGATGAAAGACACCCTCGACGCCGCGATTTGGCAGAAGCTTGCGACCAAGCAAAAGTTCTCCTACGCCGCGCTTTCCGGGAGATTTACCGGGCGGTCACTCAAAGAAGACGACGGCACGTTGAACCTTGAGGAACAGACGGCTCTACTTTCCGGGGCAATCGGATTCCGGATTTGGGAAATCAACAACCGGATTGCCGAGCTTCGACTTGGTTGGGCTGCCAACCGGCAGGACGTGGAATCCCGAGCGGGCGAGATTGAGCGGGCAAAAAATCATCTTCGCATCCTTGAACGGATGGTAGAAGAAAGCGCCCCGGCGCTCGACAGGATGAGAACTCTTGCCAGTTCCATCGCGAAAAACGGGACAAACATCACGGTCAACGGGGAGAAGTTTGAAACGAAGGTGGCGACGACCGAGGCGATTGCGGCAGCTTTTGCGGAGGCGCTACCTCCTCCGATTGCTGACAAGAAGGAAGGTGAGGCAGGCGAAAAGTTCGAGTTGACCGACAAGAAGGAAGCCGCTCCATCACCCGTCAAAACGAAGCCGATTACGGCTATAAGCGTCAACGGCACCCCCATTTACCTTTACCCGGAAGCGGCATGGGAAACAACGGGAGACAAGCGGCAGGTATTTTCTCTTCTTTCCGTGGCAGAAGATAAGGCCCGGAGCTTTAATTTCGGGACCGTGACGAGCCCGGCGACCCTCCTGTCCCGCCTCGAAGAACTTGGCGAGACGGTTGAGGCGATTGCCGAGGGGCAGAAGAACAACGCAGCCCGGACAAAAGAGCTTTCCGAAATGCCACAAAAGGCAGCATGGGACGGGCAGGAAGAATACGACCGGCTTGGAGTTGAGCTTATCGAGCAGAATGTCCTATATGCGGCGGACCTAAAGGCGCAGGCGGCAGCGCAGCCCTCCCCGCTGGACTCCCGGAGCAACCGGGTGGACCCGAACCAGAAGGAATTCTCCTTTGACGACATCCCCGACAACCACCCGCAGGCGGCAGAGGATGCCGACAAGACGGCAATGGCGCGGTTCAAGGATGAAATGCCGCAGGCGATGAAGGTTGCCGGTGCCTATTCCAACATCCCCGGAGTGGATCACGACGAGATTGCGCAGACGGCACGGATCGCCCTTGCCAAGGCCGCCCGCGAGTTTGACCCGGAACGCGGGAAACCATTCTCCGCCATGGCGGGCATGTATGTCCGCAACGCCCTCCGCAGCCTCTACAAGAAAGAGGACCGCCGCCGGGACGTGTTCCCCGTCTCCCTCGATGAGCAGGTAAAGGAGGAAGGGCTCTCGACCGGATCCACGCGCGGAGACTTCGCGCCCGACACCCGGACCCCGATGGCTTCCGACTCCGCCGCCCTCGATGAAACCCGGTCCCTGCTCGACGTGGCGATTGCCGAACTTCCCGAACGCATGCAAATCGCGGTCCGGGGATTCCTCGACAACCGGACAATGGAGGACATCGCCAAGGACATCGGAGTGACCAAGCAAGCGGTGAACCACTTGCAGAAGGGGGCCTTTGAACGGATCCGCCGGAAGATGGGGGAAAAGGGAATCTCTTCCGCCGGGGAGTTGATGTCCCGGACGAACAAGCCGAACGCCGCGCAACATCTTGAACTCGCGAAAGACCCGGAGAAGAACCGGTCGGAGTTGCAGCGGATGGTGGACGAGCAGGCGGAAAGGAACGGATGGGATGCCGGGCAGGCGTTATATCACGGGGCCGATGGACAGGGGCAGAATCCTTACAGTAAATACGACGGCACCAAGCCGGGCGACTTCACCGCATTCACCCCGAACTACCTTGGATTGACGTTCTTCGCGAAGGAAAAGCCATTCGCGGAGACATTCCCAAGAGGAAACAACCGGACTTCCCCCCGGCGCATCATCACCGCATATTTGAAGCGCGGAGACTATTTCGACGCGGGTAACGCAAGCGATCTTGCAAGGCTCAAAAAGTTTGTTTCCGACGCAGAGATTGAACGGGCGAAATCCCACTGGGATGCGTTCTTTAAGGAAAATCCGGATGGGGCGATCATCAAGACGACAGATCATATCCCAAGCTGGCATTCTATTTTCTCGAAGAAAAACGGGTGGCAGATGCTTGAACATCCGGAAGTGTTGGCCCGGTTGAAAAAGGCAGGGTTTGACGGGATCAAAGTTCTTGAGGGAGACGAAGACATTTCCTCGAAAGTGAACCGGGACACCGGGCTTTTTGAGAACATCGGGGTTTTCGATCCGAACAGGATCAAGGTTTCTGATCCCGTCACCTATGACGAAAACGGAAAAATCATCCCGCTTTCCGAGAGATTCAATCCGGAAACGAACAACATCCTTCACTCCCGCGCGAGCGATGCGGCCGGCTACGATGCCGAGATTGACGACCTGATTGCCGACCTGACCAGTTCCGGGAAACTCGACTGGGACCGGATCCAGAACCGGCAGACGCAGGCCCGCGCCGAGGACGGCAGCCCGAACATGAAGGTTGGCAGGCCGGATCTTGCCTACGGAGCCGCGAATACGGAGGTCCGGGGCGCGGATCAGGCATTCACCGACGCTTTCCTGCCAGAGACAGAGGCGCAATGGGAGAAGGAAGCCGCCGACATGCTGGCCCGCGACTACCCCGGCACGTTGAAAGCCATCCAAGTCTCCGGGCTCGCCGGGGAGACGCTTTCCCCGGCACAGACGAAAGCGGCAGCGATCATCGCCGCAGACCTCCGCCGCAAGATGCTCACCGAGGGCACCGACGAGGCCCGCAAGGCATTCAATACGTTCTGGTATTCCTACCGTTCGAGCGGGACCACGGCAGCCCGCGCGATGGCAGCCCGCCGGGATCCGTTCCAGACTCCCGCCCAGCGGTATCAAGATTTCCTCTTGGGGCTAATCATGAAGCCGCGCAAGGAGGCGACCAAGGCGATTGAGGCCGCGCCGAGCAATTCGCAGAAGGATCAACGGATTGCCGACCTTGAACGTAAATTGAAGCTGGCAATCGCGCAGTCGAATGCCTTTGAGCGGGCATCACTGGAAAAACAGATTGTCACGGTCAAAGCCGAGCACACGAAGGAATTCTTGATTGATGCCGAGACGCAGGCGCTTCTTTTGAAGCTGAAAGCCGCCGGGATCACCCCGGAGGACATCATGAAGGACAAAGTTTCCCTCTCGATGGTTTACAAGAACATCAAGGCCGGGTTCAAGTCCCTCCTCGCCCGTGGCAACTCGAATGCCCGGAAGGAAGCGTTTGAACTCATTTTGAAAGCCAAAGGGTTTGCCGACATCGCAAAGCAGACAGGGCTCCCGGAGGCGGAGGTTCGCCAGATCAAAGCGGACTTCATTGCCGCGATGCGCAGGGACCACTTTGCCAAGTTCCAAGCCGGGGCGAAGGCGGACGGGGCCGCTCTCCTCACCGGAAAGAAGGTGGACGACGCGACAGCGGAGCGGGAATTTAAGAAGTTCCTCGCCAATTTCGGGATTGTGGAAGACTCCAAGCAGGGCAAGCCGAAATTCGATGTCACCGACCCGGCGCACGTCATGCGGCTTGCCCGCGCGATCCAGCACGCGAGGGGGGAAATCGGAATCGGAGACATGATATTCGAGTATTGGATCATGAACATCCTTTCCGGTCCGCAGACCCACGTTGCCAACATCACCGGGAACACTGGGATGGCGGCGCTCAACTTGACCGTGCAGCGGGGAGCGGAGGCAATAGTGAACCTTGCGATGAGGGACAGCAAAGCCGCCAGCTTGGGAGAATTCAAATGGCTCGCCAAGGGGCTCATGCCCGGAATCTCCAAGGGATTCACAATGGCTGCCCGCGCATGGTCCGCCGAACAGGACTTCTTTGAACACACGATCTTGGGGACACCTCTTGAACTCGATCAGTTCGACAAGATTGGCGGAACCCGCAGCTCGATCCCCGGCACCGCCGGGAAGATCATCCGCATTCCGGGCCGGGCGCTTCTCTTCGCGGACAGCATGTTCAAGACCGCAATCGGGACGATGGAAGCCGGGGCGCATGCCTACCGCATCGCCAAGGCCGAGGGGTTGCGGGGCGGGGCGATAGCCAAGCGGGTTGCCCTCCTCTCGCAGACGCGCGGGGAAGTGATTTCCTCGAACCTTTCCAAATCCGCCCCGTCCGCTGACATGGTGGAGTTCTTCGCCCGACAGCTTGCCCGGCGGGATCCGGCGCTTTCCGCCGACGACCTTGTTGCCGATTCGACAAGTGACGCATGGACGCTCGCCCGCGAGCAATCGGCATTCGACATGGCGAAGAAAGCCGGGTGGACAGAGGAAGCATGGACCCGCGCAGTGGAATCCGCCAGCGTGAACACCTTTCAGCAGGACCTCAAAACCAGCGCAGAAGGAGGGAACATCGCGGAGGACATTGCGAGCAAGATTCAAAACGCCCGGTTTGGCAACAAGCTCATCGGCTTTTTCTTCCCGTTCGTGAAGACCCCTTTCAACGTCTTCCGGGTGGGATTGCGCAAGTCCCCGCTGGGAAGCTTGAACCTCGTGAGCCAGCTTGGTAAGGGCCTCTACTCGATGAAGAACGGGCGGACCTACCTCGACGGGCACCCGGAGGCAGTCCGGGACCTTGCCGAGCAGGCGCTTGCATGGGGAGCCTTCGCCCTCCTGTTTGCCGCCGCGCAGGGAGACGACGACGACGACGACAAATGGCTTTTGATGACGGGTTCGCAGCCGGTCCTTGGCACGAGCCGGGGACAGCGGGACTTGAACACGCGGGCCTTTGGTGGGGAATATGTGATCCGGATTGGCGGGCGCAACGGGGTTTCCATCCCCTACGGCAGGCTTGAGCCCATCGCCACGGTCCTTGGCACCACTGTTGACACGATCCGGGCGATCAAGCGCAACGGATCCACCGGGGAAAACCTCAATGCCCTTTGGTCCTTCATGGCCGGGCAGATGAACAACAAGAGCTTCTTGCAGGGCATGCAGAACGTGACCGACCTCGCGCAGGGGAGGAAAGACCCGGCGAGCATCGCCACCCGGACCGGCTTGCAATTCCTTGTGCCGAACTTGATCCGGCAGCCGCTACGGAACATTGACGACTACGCGCGGGACACGCAGACGGCCCCGCTCGCATACATGGCGCTGCCTGCCGCCGGGAACGCGGAACCGAAGGTCAACGTCTATGGTGAGGAAGTGAAGAAAGGAAGCAATCCCCTCGCCCGGATATTCTTCCAGTCACCGCTTGCCACCGATCCGACCTTGAACCAGACGGATGCGTTGCTCCTCAACTGGAACCGGGAGAACCCGGAAGAGGCCTACGGCCCGGAGGATCCCAAGGCGATATTCAAGGGCAAGGACGGCAAGAACCACGACATGACCGCAGAGGAAGCCAAGCGGTTCCGGATCACGGCGGGCAGGCTCGCGAGCGCCAAGCTCCGGGGGGTTGTCAATGCCGTGAACACCAAGTCTCCGAAGGCCCCCGACATCGACAAGATCAGGAAGGCATTCACGGATGCACGGTCCGAGGCCAAAGACCGGATATTCACTCCGGAATACATCGCCCGCAGGGGAAGATAGCCGTTGACGTGCGCGCACGTCGGTGGTATAATATGGTTGTGAAGACAACCAAACAAACCCTCCTCGAAGAGGCGAAAAAATGCGGTGTGCTCGTGGAAATCTGCAAGGGCAGGGCCTTTGACGACCGGGGAGAAATCACCCTAACAACACCGGAAGGGAAATGCTTCGCGCCAGAACTTCACCAGCTTGTTACCGAGCAGAATGACGACTACCAGAACGGCGGGCTCGCGCCATGGGAAGAAACCTTGAAGGAAGCCTTGCGGGACCTCCGGGAAAATGCCGCGACTAATCCAACCAATTCCGAACGGAATAGATTTGCCGGGTGAGACGGCGCTTGCTCCACACCCCATCCCCGTCGCGATCCGCCGAAGAACCGGCAGCCGCATCGGGCGAAGTGTTCGCCTCGATTGTCACCAAGGACTGATTGCCCCACACCCGGACAATCCCGGTATGCGCTACCCTGCCCTTTGAGGAGAACCAGATTCCCCATGTGTCACCGGGCAGCGGAACGGATCCCCCGGATTTAGCGGACCACGTAGGAGTCTGCACCCATGCGGAAGCGAGAGCCGACCGAGGACCGACACCACGGAGCCCGGCCCAGTCATAGGCAAACCGGTTGAAGGCCGCACAGTAGGGAGCCCCGGTTCCTTCGAGTCCGACCGAGGCGAGGATCCTATCAATGGCGGCTCCATCATTTCGCCCGGTTGACTCAGTGGTCCCGACAAGGGAGAGGGCGGCAGCGAGAATTCTACCTCGCGCTCCCTCGCCCGGCGGCGGAGTTCCCCAGCTATTGCCACCGTGGGAAAGCATCGCAGAAGCCAGAATGAAAGCGATGGCGGCACGGGTCATAGAGGGACGAGGCGGAGGCAGCAGAGGAATAGAACCAGCATCAAGAAAAAGAATGCCTGCGTGGCATACCAGAGTTCGCGCCCAGACAGTTCCTTTTCCCATTTCCGGGAATTGATGTCGAACATCCGGTCCAACGACCGGAAGGCGATTTGAAACCCGACCCAGCCAAAGAAGATCATCGCAAAGAACAGGACCACTCCAAGCCCCAGCCATTGCAGATAACCGGCATCGAAGGCCCCGGCAGTCGGATCATACCACCGCAGGACCGGCGGGAGAAACAGATATACGGTGAGGGCGAGGACCCCGGAGGTAAGCCCTTGCCACGATGAGAGGATTCGTTTCATAGGATGAAGCAGGTTGCCGCATAGACCGCCCCGGCAGCGCCGAGCGGAATCATGACGTTGTATGGCACGGCGAGCCCCTGCGTAATGTAGAAGACCATCACCCCGGCAAGCAGGGACGTAACGATGGCAATGATAAATTGCGCCCGCTGGTATTTCACATTGAGGGCAGCGTATTTCGCCTTTTGCAGGGCAAGGTCCGCAACTGCTTGATCCCGTTCGAGGATGATATTTTGCACTTCCAACTCCTTCGCCTTGAGGTCGGAAATCAAAGCGTTTTGCGTGGCAGCCGAGGAGACAAGGGAAGCGGTCGCCGCATCAACCCGGATGTCCGCCGCCGTGACCTGTCCCCGGAGTTCAATAATCGTGTCCTTCATTTGCCCGACAATCTCCCGCTCGCCGGGAGTGAGCGCAAACATGAGCTTTCCGCAAAACAGGAAGATGAAGACGATGAGCCAAAGGAGGATGTTTTTCATTTTTCGAGCAGGATAGAGGTTTTGAAATCAAGCCGGTCAAGCAGCCCGAGAGATTGACGGTGGAGGGATTTTATCTCCTTGTTGTCCTCCTGTGCTTCCCGGATCCCGTCCGTCACGCTTGAGGCTTGCCGGATCGTCCCGGAGAATTGCGGAGCAGCAGTCCGCCTCCCCGTGGAACATGCACCGAAAGTCAGGGCAATGAGGGCAATGAGTAGGTAAGGTTTCATCGTCCACATTTTAGGGATTCTTTCGCTCCTCCGTCCTGATCCGTTGCTCATGGTCCACAACAGAGGCAATGACCTGATCTAGCTGCATTTTGACCCCGCCCGAGTAATAAACAGTCAGCCCGACCTGCCCGAGAATGCCAAGCATCCCGCCCACAAAGCAGATCAGCATCCCAACAAATACGGCCTTCAAGAACTCTTGCATTTTGTCCCTTTCGCGGAGCGTGATTTTGATTTCATGCACGTCTTTTTTCAGCGTGTTCAAATCTCCAGACAACTCAGACATAGATCCCTCGTGCCTCCGGTCGCTCGCCTCCAGTGATTCGATTTTTGCGGGCAGACTCATGCAAATTCCATCGTTCGGGCAGGCGGCCGGCGGCATGTGGAGTTGTTGGGACATAATGTTACTCCGAAACAACTTCCTCGAACGTGTGCGGAGCGGGTGGAAAAGCTGTCTGCCCTGCGACGGCCATCGCCTGCACGGTTTCGAGCCATGTGTAGGTGGCGACGAGTTTTGGGTGAGTCGCAAGCTCGTTGGCATCCTTCACCTTGAGAAGCTTGTTCAGGCAGATCACTTTTTCGTCTGCGCCGTAACCTGCGGAGCGCACCCATGCCGCTCCTAGTGCAATAGGAGTCGGAGTATCGACAACAGTCGCCTCCTGCTCCGCGCTATGCTCCTGCGCAACGATCAACGGTGGCTCCGGGAGCGGGTCAGTGAAATCCTCCCGATCAAACCCAAAGCGCTCGATAGTAGACGCATCCTCCACGACCGTTCCGTCTGGTAGTCGAACCAATATGCTCGCCGCCAACCGCTGCATCCATGAGGTTTGTTCATCTGGCGGGAGGGCGAGAATGTCTGATTTTGTATTGGGTGTCATCATATCGTGTAGAGGTTGAGTTGAGTTATGAGATTTGCGGAGTCCGCCCATTTGGCGTGGCCTCGCCAAGACGCGCTCCACCGAGTCCATGCGCCGAGCATCTTTCCGGTTTCGGCCAGATGGATCGCCGCCACTTCGAGTTGGTGCCTCGATATGAGCTTGCGCTTGGGGTCCGCGAGGAACCGCAAATTGAACCGCTGCGTTTGCACTCCGGCATCCGCCGCGTAGAGTCTCGTGAGCGTCTGACTTTTCCCGGCCTCATCAAATAGCCGCACCTGCTCAAGGGCGTCCGACAGGCACTTGTCGCGCATGATATAGTGCGCGCGCCTGATCCCGATGAAAATAGGATACACGTAGTCGAGGTATCCTTCATACCTCTCGACGATGGCCAGTTCACGCATGCATAGATGCGGGTCGGTCCGGCTTTCGTGTTCATCGTCGTATATTGTTTCATGGTCCGTTCGCTTCCGCTCACTCATACAAGCCTCATGTGGTCACTGCGAAACCGCGCGCCGATGCTGACGCTCGAGACCCACGGCCAGTTGCTCCAGCTGGACGCGCGCGAACCGGCGCTACCGCCATCGTTCCAGCCGCCGCCAGCGAGTGCGCGGACCAAGCCCTGAGAGTTGTTCAGGTATAAACTACCACGGCTTCCAGTGCTCGCGCGCCACGCCCATCCGCCCACATTGCCTGTGATGTCACCGGCCAGATACGACGTGCATGTGATTGTGATGCCTGTGTTTGTCGCTGTCGCGTTTGCCGACAGTGTTACCTCGCTCGTAGCAGCATTCACGCTAACGACGAAGGCATTCGCCGGGATGCCTGTCCCTGTCACATAGATGCCGGGAATGATTCGAGTATGCGAACTCGCCGCGATCACCGCGCTGCCGCTTGTAGTGTTTCCGGTGAACGTCAGTGAGTCATTCTGCTGCCGCCAGCTAGAGTCAACGCACCACGTATAGAGGTTCCCTGTCGCCTGCATGATTCCCCACCGAGACGTGCGAGCTGCGTCCAGACCAGTCGTTACTGGGTCCGTTCCTCGCGATGTTTGTTCCGTCACTCCATAAGCGGCTGCCTGAAACTCATCCATGAACATTAGTCGTTTCCCGTAGGCTGCGCCCAACTCAGCCGCCGAAAACCACGTCAGGTTGCCGTACGTTGTGCTGCCGTTCCCGCCAAACGCAGCCGGAATCTTCGGTGCGCTCGACCCATCCGCGTTTGTTACGCCATGGGCAGACGTGCCGTTTAGGTCGCAGCCCGTGCCGGCCATGTAGATGTCGCACCAGAACCCGCCCGCGACCAGCGTCATGCCACGAGGATTCGAGCACGCTGGGCGGAACTTCAGATCCCACATCGAATAGGCATTGATCGCAGGCGTGGTATCTCCCCCCGCCTGAGCCGCCGCGTTCCCGCCCGGAGCGTAATGAAACCCGCCAACCAGGCGAGCACCCACCGCAGGAGGAGTCGAGTGGTTCGCCGTAGCCTCAAGCACTCCATCCACCCGAGCCCAAATCGCGTAATCCGTCCCCGCCGCCGGGCTCCCCGGCATCACAACCGCAGTGGCACCCGGAACCGTCAGCAACACCCCCTGCACCCCGATAAAGAGCGACTGCCCCGTGCTTACCGAAAACGCCCCCACCTTCGCCCACGCCACCGCATCTGGATTCGTCTTCACGAACAGATTATCAGCCAGCGAAACCGCCGTGATTAAGCCGCGCCCTGATGCACTGGCATCAGTGATGTCGGCGGCGGTGATGGAGCCGCCGCCAGCAGTTTTGTAAAAAGATAGTCCAGATGTGTTCATGCTTATGATCCCTGCACAACGACCGTTTTGCTTCCGGTTGCGGTTACTGCGATGACTTGAAGGCGAGCCCGGACCCCCTCGAAAGCGACCTTTTCCCCGGCGGCGAGAGTGATTCCTTTTGCGGGGGTGAGGGGCGAGGATGATTCCCCGGAAAGGTCGAGGAACACAGAGGCATCGGACGGGTTATCAATCACCATCCAATCCCGGTCAATATCACCAGGTGCGACAACGGTTGGCGAAGTGGTTACGGTGATGGATGTTCTCATTGTGTCCTCCAAGCGGCAGCGTGATTTGTTTTTTTCATATTGTCAGTAATAAACGGCGGTTAGCTGTCAGAAACCTTTCGGGGTGCCAACGGTATTGTCCGGGCACACGACGGATTGCGGAAGTTTCTTGATGCGAGTTTCCACGATTTGCAAAGCGTTCGCGCGGGCATCCTGCCGGGTGCGATCATTCGCCCACAAGGGCGAGTAGGAGAGGAACGATTCGCACAAAGGAATCAGAAGCGAGGAATTGCCATCGGTGATCGGGACCGTCGCGCCCTGCGAGAGTTGCGCGAAGGTGACGACCGCGCCGGAAATCTCCGCCTCGAACCGGACCGTAATATCAACGACCGGGGCCGGGTAGATGCGGAGCAGGCCGGTTGTTGCTCCCCCGGCGGCGATGGAAAGGGGCTCGAAGCGATAAAAAGAGGGATGCCCCGGATCCAAGATCCGCAATTCCCGCCGCCGGTCGATGAGCCCGGACGTGTCGAGTTTCAAAATGGTGGGGGTGTAAATGTTCCCGGTGTAGGACCGGACATCACTCGTGATCCGCTCGATGGTGGCGGCGATCACGGCAGCATCAAAAAGGACGGTCGCGGCAGCGGTCAGCGTGGAGGGCAGCCACGCATCAAGCAGGGAGGAAACCCCGGCAATCTCATTGTCCGGGTTGATCCCATCCACGCGGACCCCGCACCCCTGCCAAGATTCAAGAAATGGAGTTCCGGAGAGGATTGTTGAGTATTGCGCGGAGGCCGTAAGGTTGACTGCCGCCGGGGCCTTGAAGACGAGGGAAAGGGTTGTTCGCTTGAGGATTGCCGGTGCCTCCGCGTAGAACCACACGAGCCCGGCATTGATTGCCTGCAAGACATCAAGGGCGGCATCCCCGGAGAGGTTGGCAGGATCGTCAACGGCAAGGTTGCGGGCGAGCATGCGGGAAAGTTGCTGGGTTGTCATTGCTGTTGCCCTCCTTGTGCCGGGGCGGAGGGGCGAAGCTGGTCAACGCTTGAGCCCGGAGGCTTTGGTTTGCGGGGATCCGCAAGGCCGAGGAGAGTAAGCGCCCGCTGGTAGTCCGCCTCGATCAATGGCAGCTTGGCGGAGTGGCGGACAAACAGATCGCAAAGAGTGACGTTCTTCCGGACCAGAGGCAGAAGGATGCTCTCATGATATTTGTGCGGAACCGGCGGAACCGGGGATGTTCCGCAGAGGTCCGCAGCGGCATAAACCGGGGGCTCATTCACCACGTTCAGAGTGAGGGTGTCAGTAGCGGAAGGTTTGGGGATGACATGCAGGCGGAGCTTGACGCTATCCGTTTGCACAGCCGGGGCCGTTTCCTCCGCATTTATTGCCGGGACCGGAGTAACGCCGGGGAATGCCGCAGCCCAGCCCGAAGCCAGTTCCGGGGAGGCGACATCACTGGCACTCTGATACAAATAATTTGATGAGTTTGAGATTTGCCAATAGCTGCCCATCCAATAAATCGCGTTCAGATTTGTGCCAGTAACGGCCCCGGTAAGTTTCCACCTTGGCCTTGAAAGGTAAGTGCCATTAGGAATGTAAATCCCGTTGACTGCCGTAGTCCCGGCACCCGTGACAACCATATTCCCGGTTGCTACCGCTGCCGTGAGGGCATCGGCTTTCAGCGCCTCAACGAAGAACGCGAGCGGGGATCCATTGGCAACGGCATCATTTGAACCGAGGAAAAGCGGTCCGAAATCGTCAAGCTGGGTTCTGGATCCAAGCCCGATAAGCGACTTGCCGCCCGACAGGCGGGCCGGTTCAAGAACCGTTTGGACAGATGAAGGTAAATCGTAATATCCGGTGCCAATGGCGAGGGAAACCGTCTCCTCCGCCCGGCAATAGAAATCCTCCCCAGCCAACTGCATGAGTTGCAGCGCGGCAGTAATGTCCTGCAAGACGTGATCCCGCGCGGATTGTGGAGAAACGTCCGGGTTTTGTATCCCCAGCAAGGCCATTCCATCATTGAAGAGTTCGCGGACCGTCATCATGGCGTTACAGGGCAGACAACTGCCGCTCCGGTTACTCCGAGCCCGCCCCGGATTGGAATTGAGAAAGATACCACCCCGCCCGCGTCTTCCGTGACGGTAGTGGATCCGGTCTTGGTGAATCCCGTCTCCGCGCGGGTTGTGACCTTGGCCCCGCGTGCGTTTGTCGTGACTTCCGCGCCTTTGTTTTGGGTGGTGAGCCTCGCTGCCTTTGCATCGGTCGTGACTTTCGCGCCTTTGTTGGTGGTCCGGGAGTTGGAATCCGTCGTTGAGACCGTGGACGAGCTTCCCTTTGTCGAGGAAGATTGATCGGTGACTGGAAGCCAAGTAGTAGCCATAATTTATGCCCCCGACTCCGTATAAGTGAACTCGTCGTATGACTTTGTGAGGGTGGTCGAATCTCCGCCGCCATCCACGGTGCCTTGCGTTGCCGTGCGGGAATCTGTTTCGGTATCGGTGGCAGCCCCTTCCGTAGTTGTATCGGTGGCGGCGGCTTCCGCGGTAGTATCAACCGATTCCGCGCGGGTGGAAGTGTCGGTGGAGGCACCTTCCGAAGTGGTTTCCGACTTTGCGGGCTCAATCTCACTGTGCGATGTCACCAAGATCATGCTTTGATCGTTCGAGACTATTTCCAGTTGGAAATCAACTTTCTCAGGGAGTTCGACAATGAGCCCTTGCGCAATGGCATCTTCAAGGCCGAGTCGGATATTGAGAAGTGTATCCTTCACAAAGGTTCTGACATCGGATTGTAGGATGCGGGCGGGCATGGCGGATTAGGCGGGCACGAGACGGCGCTTGATGCGGGAGACGGGTTGGGCTTCAAAATTGGCGGACGGTTCAATGTCCGGGGATGAGGCGACGGGATAGACCCCGACGACCAGATCCACCTGATCCATTTGGCGGACGAAGGCGAGAGCTTCATTGACGATTTCAGCAAGGTCCGCAATGTCGGAGATTTCCTTGCCTTTCCAGACATGGCGCTGGTGGGTGTCCGAATACGCAAAGTTGCCGATGGGGGGGCGGCTGTATCGGGACTGCAAATTGAGGGCGACGAGATATTTTGTCATTTGGAAGAAAAAGTAATTGGAGGGAGAATCCTGCCCCGGCTTGATGTTATCGCACCGGGACAGGTTCTCGTCCCCAAGTTGGTTACACGATGGTCGGCAGGGGCAGACCAGCGTAGTTGATTGCGTGGCGCAGGCGCATCGCAGCGGGCACGCGACCGAGGCGATCCTTGCGGAGGGCCTGACCGAAGACCGAGAGGATGTAGCGTTCCATCAAGAACCCTCCTTCTTTCTCGTCCTGTGCGCGTTTGTTGCGGTGTTTCCCGTAGCCACGGTAAGCGGAACGCTTGCCGAGCATGAGGGTATCACCGAATGCCTGCCCGTTGGCTCCGCAGGGGATCACAAGCGCCCCAATCGGATGCACGTCGGTATGCTTGCCCGCCCACACGCCGGTATTCCAAGCGACCGTCCCGACGACCGGGTTGCGGACTCCGCCACCAGTCGAGCCGAGGCGCGAAGTGATGGTGATTTGGTTGCCGTTGTTGCCCGTGGTGTAGGCATACATGCCGATTTTGTTCGGATCAACTTCCGCGTTCGGAGGATTGATGACGAGGCAGTAGTGCGTTTCAGCATCCTGCACCAAGGCGGTTGTTCCGCCAGCACTCGCAACGGTATTCCCGATGAAGTTGTAGGCGTAGTTGCCGAAATACTTGAAGTATTTCTTCTTGGTTTTGGCTGCCGAGGTTGCGTTGCCGCCGCCTTGAACGGCGAAGGCTGCCGTTCCTGCCGCGATAGCCACGCCGAGGCGGGCCTGCGGGTTCAGCGGTGAACCGATAGCGCCCTCGCCATCATGGTCAATCGGGGTGTATTCCGCGATGATATGGCCCTTGGGTGCCGCGTAGCCGCCTTGGAACAGGAGGTTGGCGAACGCTTCGACTTTGGTTTCACGAAGCACTTGCTTGTAGTTCGTGTCCAAGTCGAGGCTGAACAACGCATCCGTGGTCGCGATGACCGTGTTGCGCTGGACCGGCTGCCCGTTCTTCAACGAACCAACCGTCGCTGCCTGCCCGCCTTTGCCCTTCATCTGAACGCCGAGGGAGATAATCTCATCCCAGTCCAGAGTGTCCGCCGAGGTCAATGTCGCGATGGTTTTGCCACCGGCATAGACGACGTTTTCCGCAGGAAGCTGCTCCCGGAACATCATGAAGAGTTGCTCGGTCTTCAACCGGCCCGCCCAAGCACCCTGTTGGGTGTTGAATCCGGACTCGATTTCGCCGCGCATTCCCATGACCTCTTCCGAACGCTCGCTGACCTTCACGCCGTGGCGCACCCAGTCAACAAACAGTTCATGCGTGGCCATCAGGAACTCCTCATAGTCGTCTTGGGTCTCGAAGACGGCTTCCCCGATGTGGGGCTCGTCGTAGAAACCGGATCCGACCGTGAAGACGATCTTCTGTCCGCGTCCTTTGCTCAGATCGGTCTTCTCCCAAATGAGAGAGTCCGGTCCGCCTTCCATTTCGGCAAAGAAGTCCGAGCTTTCCTCAAATGTATCAATGCCATCCTGCCAAAGCTGACGCACGGCATCGGGTGCCATGGCAGCTAAGATTGTGCCCGTAATCGGGCTTGCGAGTTCGTATGCCATAATGTTTGGTCCTTTGGTTGAGGACCGACAGGGCAACTGGTGATGACTTCACCCCCCGACAAAGCGGGGAGAACTCAAACGCCGGATAAACCCGCAGCTTTCAGCTTGAGGTTGTATTCGTGCGGCGAGCGGGATTTCCCAAAGATCACAGGTGCAGTCGGTCCGTTCGTTGTGTGCTCGGCACCAGAGGCGACGGGCACAGGGTTTGGACGACGCACCGCCGACTGGATGACGGCTTGTGGCTTTGGGGTGGCGGATGTGGATGATTTCGGGGCCGAGGCAACGGATCCCGGCGCAATGCCGAGGTTGTTGGCTGCCATTTGGAACACCTTGAAAGGGGCGTTCTGGTCAAAAATGAGAGGATTCGCTTGCGCTTCGAGGTCTTTCCAGATCCGGGCGGCTTCCGCCGTGATCGGGTGGGATTGATCCGCAGCGACCGGGTAAACTTGAACGGTTCGGGCGCGGGAGTCCTCTACGGCAAGGGAAAAGTCGCTTTCGGCCCGGTTGTTGGCTTCTTTCTCGTTTGCACGGGCATCGAAAAGTTGGATGGTAAGATCCTCGATTTGATTCGTAATCTCATCCATCTTTTCAGTGTCAATGTTCGAGGAAGCAGCCTTGCGGTCCGCCTTGAGTCCCCGGATTTGGGCCTCAATGCCCTCCGAGGTAGGCAGGGCTGCGGCGGGCGGCACAACTTCCGGGGCGACGGATTGCGCCGGTTCCCCATATTTGAGTGCGATCCGGCGCTCACCCTCAGAAAGGGTGATGTCCTGCCCTTGGTCCTTGAGGTCCTTGACAAGAAGGATTGCTTCCTGCGTCCGGGCATCAAGGCCCGACAGTCGCGGGCGAAATTCCTTTTTTGACGGTTCGATGACGGGCGCACGCCCATCAATCGAAGCGACCGGTGAGGCCGGCGCATCGGGGTCCAATGGCTCAACAGCGGGCGGGATTTCCCCTGCCGGTTGCTCAGTCGCGGGATCCGCCGGGGCAAGTGCCTTGGCGAGTCGAGTATTGTAATCATCCACATCCGCCACCTTGCCCCGTGGCAATGAAGCCGCCGGTTCAATCGGTGGTGGGGTCGTCTGTGTTACATCGGACGCGGGTGCCACCGGATCAGCCGAAGCGGCTGGGTCAATGGTTCCGTCCGCCGTCGTTACTTCGACCGGCTGAATTTCGGATTGCTCCTGATTTTCATTAGGCATGCCTACGGCATTTAGCTGGGCAGCGGTTCGCCGTCAAGGTTTTTATTGCAAATGAGAACCAATATCTTTAAGGGTGTCCGCCATGGCTTTATTCTCTCAACCGGTCCCAATTCCCCCGCATGGTCGCGGAAGCGGAGCGGTCCGTGAGGGAGATACAATCAAGGCGCTTGTGGAGACGCGCGGGGTTATCGCCCGAATTTCCGCCTTTCTCGCCGGGTTCGGGGTGAACACGATCACCGGGGCAGACGGGCGGATGTTTGACGTTTTGAGCAAATCCGCAGGAGGGGTGCCGGGAATCACGGGCGGGATCCCGCTTGACCATCCATGGACGATCCGGATTAAGAAAATCGATAGTAGCTGGAAAGCTGGGATTTCCCACCGTTCGGATGTCTATGACGGGATGACATGGACAAAGAAAACTGTCACCGGGTTATTTACATCGGATGCACCGCAGGAGGATAATGCGGGATGGATTCCGGTTGAAGCCGGATTTGTCTATCTCAAGGGCACAGTGGACAGCGAGGGGGAAATCACCGCTATCAATGTCGAATGGGGAGAATCCGCACTCTCAGGCATTTTCCGGGTAAAGTCCGCCGCCGGGCAACAAACCGAGTTTGCTTGGGTAATCGGATACCTATGGAGTTCCGGGACGGGGGATAGCATCGCATGGTATTACCGGCAAGAAGCTTGGCGGCATATCACCTTGCTTTACGTCGTGGTAAACGGGGTGCTCTGCAAGGTGCCGTTTGAAATGTGACCTATGGGCGACTCTGTTCATTTTGCGACACGGCAAGGCGGAAGCTATTCTAGCGGTTTTAACGGGTTCCCATTTCAAATAATTGATGTTGCCGTATATCCGCCGGTAGATTGGACGGAGCTAAAAGCGGCTTGTCTTGGACCACTGACATTGCAGCAGGCTATCGGGATGTTTTGGCGGGTCTCAACTTGGAGGTTTCAGTTTACTGCTCAGGTGTATGTTCAACAGTATAACTGGATGTTTATCGAGGATGGGTATGGATATTATGAGCCTGGCGAGGCATTTATTGTGGCCGAAGAGATTGATGAGGAACTGCAAGTAGGGTTATCAGAAAAGCATTTATGCACCCGAGATAATACTTTTGATAGTAAGACATTTTCAGTCGGAGAACTAACCGTTCAGCTTGATTTTGGTGCATTCCAGATGTTGTATAAGGATGAAGACTCTTATTATTCACCTGTAGTTGGTAATGTCTATGTGGCCCTTCAAGACGGGCTTTACCAGCCACGCATGCCGTATGGTCCGGGTGGTTATGTAGGAGACACTGGGTATTATGACTATAATCGCACATGGGCTCCGCTAGATAGCAATTACTATATGTTTGGTGTGGGGATACTTACCATTAAAGATTCCGAAGGCAACACCATTGGTCTGATCCCCGGCGACAACGCTTATGGAATTTTGCCAAGCCAATTTACCGCGCAACCCTCGAAATATTGGCCCTACAAGAACGCCGCCGGGGATGCCGTTTTTGAAACCAATACCGGCACCCAGATCAACCCAATTTCCTGATATGATACATTCAAACAAAGGGGGTGAAAGAAATGGCATTTGTTAAAACACCAACAACATGGATTCCGGGATGGAGTGAGAACGGGACGGACATCACGATTACAACGCTCTCGACGGCATTCCCGCAGCTTACCGCAGCGGAGGCGGACGCTGCAACTGGAGACATCAGAAAGATCCTCTTCGCAATCTGCGAGAAGATTTGGACGGTATGGAATGCGCTGGCAACGGCGGACAAAGCAACGAAGATGACCGTCAACCGGAGTTCATTCGTGAACGAGACAACCGGGCTGATTACGCGCACCTACACCTTCCAGTTCGTGACAGCAACGACCGGCGAGGAAGTGGAGGCGGAACCGGCATAACCTACAACCCGGAGGCGGGGAGGTCCTATCCCTCCCGGCTTCCTTCAATAGCACGTCAGAGCAAACGCGCGTTCGAGCGCAGGGATAAGGTCCGGATCCTTGGTGGCAGCCATGAAGCCCCGCTTTGTGACCTCGCCGGCCCGGTCCTTCATATCGGAAATGACAACCCACCCGTCGCGGATCAACTCCGCGTGAAGATGCGCAGGCCCCTCGCAGTTACCAAACCCGACGTGCATGGAATTGAAGTCATGCGCGACGACGCACCGGGGCTGCCGCCGGATGATTTGCTTTGCTTCCTCGATCCCGGTTTCAAGCGAATGGTCGCCGTCCACGAAGATCAAATCGAAATCCCCTTCCCCGGCGAGGACTTCCACCGAACGGTGTTGCAGGAGAGCGACCGGGTGACCGCGCGTTGCCTCGTGGAACTCATCGGTAAATCCGACATCGCAGGCGGAAAACCACTCAATGGACCCGGACCCGAGCCCGGCGAGGAATGCGACCGTGCTGCATCCTGTCCATGAGCCGACTTCAAGGGCATGCTTCCAATCGGTGCCAAGGCAGATTTCGCGCAGACAGGCGATATGCCGGGCATCGGCGCACATGCCGACATCATGCCACGCTGGCAGCCCAAGGAAGAGCCCTGCCCGGTCGAAGTCCGGGAACATGGCGCAGCGTGTATCGTTCGGGAGATATGTCATGTGACATAGGAAGTCCCCAGCCTCCCAAGGTTCCGGGCCGGTGGTATCGCGGGTTGCCGGGACGGCATTCAGCTTGCGGCGAGGGAGAATATGAACGTGCTGCCGGATTTCCGGGTTTGCCCGGTATTCCTCTTGGATTGCCTGTTGCTCCCAAAGCGGGGTGTTCCTCCATTCCCCCCGCATGGATGCGGCGGAAAGGAGGTCGAATGAACCGGGGCAGTTCGTGAAGATGAAGTTCCCAAGGGAGAAGTGCTTAATTTCATCCTCCGGGGCCGGGTAAGTCCAATCGGTTGAAACCGTGAGCCCGTTGCCCGCGATGATGAACCGGACCGGGATAGACGGGTTTGTGATGACGGTATCCGCATCCAACCAGAGGATTGCTTTGTAATCCGGCAAGCGTTCTTGCAGGAGGGCGAGCTTGTGCCATGAGGGATGGCAGGAACGCGGGTATTCCGTGACACGTTCAAATTCGTATTCGTGGCGCAGGGCATAGGCCCGGTGGTTGGCGCTGGTGAGGTCCGCAATGCTTGCCATGGCGGCATCGGCCCCTGTCAAAACGAGAGTCTTCATTTGAGGATTCGTTTCAGCATAAAAGCGATGTCACCGGGAGGGACGTTTGCCAGCGCATTGCAGAACCCGGAGGTTGCGCACTGCTGCCCCGGAGGGAATGGGGTGCCGCGCGGGTGCCACGAGCAAGGAGAGCATTTCGCCCGGCCCTGCATGGCGATGCCGGGGACCCCGTCCATGTAGGCGGCCCCGGAGAACGGGCCAAAAAGGCCGAGGACCGGGATTCCCAAAGCCGCACCGACGTGGACGAAAGCGGAATCCGGAGCAACAATCGCGTCGCACCACGAGGCCATTGCGACCGACTGCCGGAAGGAGAAAGATTTCATGCTGCAATCAAAGACATCCGGCGGGACCCCTTCGCAGGCGGGGCGAGGGTCCCCGACCATAAGGATTTCGTGCCCGGCCATGGAGATTTCCGCGAGAAGTTCCGGGATGCGGAGATAGGTCTTTGCGGAGCCGGATGAAGCGGTTTGCACGCAGACCCGCTTTTTGCCGGTCCGGGGCCAAATGTCCCTTGCCGTGTCGCGCTCGCCGGCCGCAAAGAGATACCCCGCACGGGGGAGCCCTTCCGGGGCATTGAAGACCCTCGCGAACCGGGCGGCGGGATGTTCGGTGCCCTCGCAGGCTTTCCCCTCGATCACGTTTTCCAACCAGATGATTTGATGGTATTTTGTCGCAGTAAGCTGGGAGAGAGGATAGTGCACGACATGATCCACAAACCCATTGAGAACCGACGCATACCGGTCGAAGCAGCAATGCGCGACATAAACGCCCGCCTCACGCATCGCCTTGTAAATCGGATTGAGCCAGAGCAGGTCCCCAAAGCCACCGACCCGGACGACCAGCACGCGAGCGCCCGGCAACCAAATCTTTGCGGGGTCGAAAGGTTCGAACTCGCGGAACTTCAACGCGACCTCCCCGAACCCGCGCGAAGCCCAAAGCAACTCCGCAGCGTTGTGATCTTCCACGAAGTAGCCGCCGGGTGATAGGGGAGCATTTGCCCACGTAACGGGGGATAAAACGGTTGCTACGTGCATGGCATTTCCTCCTTGGAAAGGCCGAGGACCGACCGAGCCCCGGCGGCATCATCTTCCGTGATCCGCTCGATTTCACGCAGGGCGACGAGGCGGGCGATCATCGGCGCGAATTCTTCTTGATGGAGGTTCCCGGAAAGGATTCCCGCCTCAGTGGCGAGGATCTTATCCCGGACCCGTCGCAGGAAATACTTTGTGAACGCGAACGAGTTGTTGAGTTGCGAGATATGAGCGAGGTCCGCAGTCGCGCGGAACTCCGATTCTTTTTGGGTGGACGAGGCAGGCATAAAACGGGATCACGCCGGGGGCGCAGAGCCGGGCGGAGGCTGGGGGATGTAAAGGGAGGGATCCGTTGGCTGGATGATGTTGTCGGGCTGGGGCACCCGGAGCGCCTTGAGCCGGGACCGGGCATAGCTGGACGTGCGATCTTGCAGCATGAGCGGACGGCTGTAGAACCCGTCAATGACGGCATCCGCGACATTTCCGCTTTCCAAAATCTGCCGATCCTTTTGCTGGGTAATCGAAAGCCGGATGTTACAGGCGAGGTCCCGGACATCATCCGGGGTGAGGGAAAGGATTTCGTTCGCGTCGCCGTTGAAATAGGTGAAGACCTGTTGCTTGTCCAAGCGGGAGAACGTCACGTCAACAACCGCTTCGAGGGCACCTTGCAGACCGGGGATCAGGCGGAGCAGGAACATTGCGAATAACTCCTGCCCGCTGTCCTTCACTTCATTGATCCCGGTTGCCGTGGCAGCGGTTGGCAGCCCGGAAATTTGCTGATCCGCCCCATTGACCACTCCGGATTTGATTTGCATGAACTGCATGAACAGTTCGATGAGTTCCGAGAGGTCCGAGGTATCTTCCGGCAGGGTGACGTAAGAGAGGGCATCCGCCGCCTTGTATCCCTCCCGGAGGGTGTAGGTTTTCCCGTGGTTGAGCTTGAGCGCCGGGTCCCGCTGCCCTTCGAGGGTAGCATGCGGTGCCCAGAAGGTTGTGCGACCGGCGGCAGACTCCCGGAAATTCTTCCGGTTGAGTTGCAGATCAATGAAAGATTGCTCCGGGTCGAAATACTCCATGGCCCCCATGCCATACCAACGCCCGTCCACATCCATCGGGCGGATGACATCGAACGGGCGCAGCCCGCGCAGGGTGACGTTCGCCGTGTATTCGTAGAAAACCGGGGCTTGGTTGCGCCGGTCGATCACGAGCATGATTTCTTCTTGGATCCCGTCACCGTCCGCATCGTAGGTGAGCCAGCATTCCGCGAGCCCGCACTTGGGGTTGTTCGGGCTACCCTCTGTCTGCCGCTCTCCGAAGTCCTGCCGGGGCTGCCCGTCCGCAGACTTGGCGTAGGCGGTATCGGAAAGCATGTTCCGGAGGAGTTGGACGGCAGCGGCGAAATCCGATACGCCTTCATCCCCCTCCGCGAACTGCCCGGAGAACATTTGCGCGATTTCCATCACCGACTTGTCATAAAGGTGAGCGATAAGATCCGCCTCCCCAGCTTGGATGCCGGGGGCATCAATGGGGGCGAGGAAGTCTTTGTAATAGCAGCATCGGGAATCCGGCCCGGACCACGTAACCAGACGGCGCTGAATGGTCCCGGTCTTCCAGAGGGGAGCCGGGGGCATGAGCGTAACCCCGTCACGCTTGAGAATCTTTTGCCCGGTGGGTTGCAGCACCATCGCGGGAGGCTGCCCCGGCATGGCTTGCGCTTCCGCAGGACCGGCGGGCGATTCCTGTATCGGTTCCTCCGGGGCACCCGGCACCGGGGGAGCCACGGGGGCAGGAACGGCCGTTTGCTGGTCGATCCATACGTCAGTTTGCAGGATGTAGTCCCCGTGCGCGTCAAGGACCTCGTTCCCGGCGGGATCCACAAGGAAGGTTGCCGTGCGCTTGTAAATTTGGAAGCGTTCTTGGTGGGATGTCTTGATGACCGATTCTCCCCGGACCCATGCGAACTCTACGGCTTGCGTGTGCCGTGATTTGACATGGCATTTCGTCGCCACAAACCGGGCGTATTTCTTGATCTTGTCCGCGAGAATATCATCCTCGACCCCGATCCCGTCTGCCGTGAACCACTCGTCGTCATCCGGGGCTCCGAAGAAGAAGCCATTCGACTTTGCGACCATTTGCGCCGTGATCCGCTGGGAGAGGCTTGCCGTGAGGTTCGATTGCTCGAAGAGTGAACCGGGTTCGGCCCGGTCCTCGACATGGTTGTAATACCGGGCGGTATATCGCTCGCGCTTCCCGAAGAAGGAGAGAGGGTCCGAGACGATGGAGAATTCCCCAGTATATCCGGCAGCCGAACCGGTTTTTTTGCCGAGCTGCCCCTCGATTTGTTCGAGGCGGAGGATGGCATGATGCACAAGCGCATCTTCCTGTGCGCGGGTGAGAACGTAAGCTGTCTTGAACGGCATCCGGGGGGCAGCGTCAGAGGGAGAATCGTTCGGAAGGGCTTTCCCAAGCTCCTCCACCTGTGAATTTGATGTCCTGATTGTCATTTTGAAATTGGTTGCGGGTGAAAGATTTGAACTTTCGACCTTCTGCTTATGAGGCAGACGAGCTACCAAGCTGCTCCAACCCGCAATATGGCGAAGCCATAGCCGGGCGGCGAACCGCTGTCAAGACGCGATTTGCAAACAATACCGTTTGACGTTCGCGGACGTGGGGAGTATCAGGGGATGTATGAAAAACCAAAAACCAACAATCAAAAAGCTCGCGAGGGAGGAACATGCCGGGGACTGGCACGATAAGCCCCTCCGCTGGCTAGTGACCGGGATGAAATGGGGGAACCAGAAGTTCAGCACCAAGAAAGAGGCGACAATCTACGCCTCCTGCTACCGGCGGACCGCGACCTACAACGAATGCTTCGCAATGTGGATGGCAAAGGAGACAGCGTGAGCGCAGCAGAATTCGCGCTCGAAGCCGGGCAAAGCGCCTACCAACACGCGGAAATGAACGGGGCGAAGAACCCCGACAAGGAAGCGCAGGAAGCCCACGAAACCGCCCTCCTCATGTATGAACATGGGGCGCTGGGGCGCGACTACTACGATTGTTTTCGGAACATGGATGACGGGGTGAACGGTAACGAGCGGGAATAACCGGGGACACCATATACCCAAGCACAGGATCGGGCGGGCGGACTTTTCTCCCGCCCTTTTCCGTGCCTACGCGAGACGTTCTTTGCTGCCGTCCTCCCGGATCAGGATCACTTCCCCCCCCTCCGGGCAAACCTTCTTGGCGAGCGGGCGGACGACGTAGAGTGGGCCGGTGCCGACAATCTTCCCGGCGGGATCCATCACATTCCACTTTGTTCCATCGCCCTTGGTGACGGTGAAAACTGTCTTTCCCGTCTTGGCCGTTTTTTGCGGACCGGCAGGAGAAAGAATTTGCTGCCGTTTCTCGATCATCGCGGCAACGCCTTGCTCATTGGCAATCTGCATTCCCGCTTCGAGGACGAGACGGGAAATTGTTGCTTCATCCAGTTCGGACCGGCGGCAGAGGTCGCGCAGCTTGGATTTTGTTGCCACACTCAGGCGGATTGTGATTTTTTCGTTGAGGTCAGGTTTGTAGATCATGAGTTCGGGTTGTTGGTGGTTCCTTGGGCGATCCGTCCTTGGCCGATTGTTGCAGCGGCATCCAAGAATGGAGCAGGATTCGCCTAGTTCCTTGGGGCAAGCCCTTGGGCGGCATACGATTCCCCGTTGCACATCCGGTCTTCCGGACAGTCTTTGCACTCTTCACCTTGGCAGGGGGAGGTTGACGACAAGGGAGGATGGAGGGGG